CCGATTACTCAGTCCACGCCCGGACGTCAGGCGCGTCCCGACGATGACGTCGTTCTCATGATGTTCCCGCACCCGATGTTCATCTGGGCGGATCCCGTCCCGGACCACGCGAACCCGGTCTACCATCGTCGGTGCAAGATCGCGTTTGGAGCCGGTGTCCAGGAAGTCCCGGAATCGCTGGTTGATAACTGGTATCTCAAGAATGCCGGTGTGAAGCCGCTGCGCGCCGGGAAGAACGAGGACTGACCATGATTACGGTCTCGTCGTTTCGTCTAGACTTTCCCGAATTCTCGTCGACGGCGGACTATCCGCCGTCGGCCGTGACTTATTACATCGCGCTGTCGAACCTGCTGCTCAATCAGAATCGGTTCGGTCCTCCGGCAGCTACGGTCACCAATCCGCCGACATGCATGTTCGACATGGCGCAGGAGCTCTTCGTTGCCCACCATCTGGTTCTCGAGCGTGCGGCGCAGGTCGCGGCGGCCGGGGGCGGCCTTCCCGGCGAGGCTCGCGGTGCGGTGAGCAGCAAGTCCACCGGCCCCATCAGCATCAGCTACGACTCCGGCGCGTCGCTCGATCCGAAGGCGGGTCACTGGAACGACACGGAGTACGGCAAGCGCTTCTGGAAGCTCGTCATGATATTCGGCGCGGGTGTCATCCAGGTGGGAGTCGGCGGCGGAGCGTGCGGCCCGATATTCAACAATATCCCACTGAACGGGCCAGCATATCCAGGCCCGTGGTATCTTCCGCTGGGATCGATCAACTGATGGCGAAGCGCGGGCTCGTGAAGCAGATCGACAAGATGGGCGGGTTCCTCAGCGCCATCGACGTCCTCGCGGGTACGCGCGTCATGGTCGGTGTTCCGGCGGACAACGACGAGCGAGACGACGGAGAAATCACCAACGCCGAGATCGGCTGGCTCATGGAGAACGGCATCCCGGAGCAGAACGTTCCAGCCAGACCTCACATGGTGCCCGGCGTCAAGCGCGCCAAGTCCAAGATCTCGGACTACATGAAGCAGGCCGGCCGACTCGCGATGGAGGGCAAGACCGATTCCGTGGTCAAGGCTCTACACGCGGCGGGTACCACGGCCGTCAGCTCCATCAAGCAGGTCATCCGGGAGGGCATCCCCCCGCCTCTCGCCGACAGCACGATCCGCGGCAGGAGCAGGGGTCGCAAGGGTGCGCAGAAGGAACTTGCTCGACGCGCGGCCGGGAAGGCTCCAGGCGTCGATCTCGTCAAGCCCCTGATAAATACGGGGCAGTATCTCAACTCCATTACCCACGTGCTTCGCCGCGTGTCCAAACCGGCCAGAAAGAAGAAGGTGTAGCGTGCCGTTTATTGATGTGGCGACCGAGGTCGTTCTCGACCCCGTGGTCGCACTCACGCGCTTCAACGTCGTGCGCCGCAGGACATGGACCGATGTGCACGGCTTCGAGCAGAATCAGCCGATCGTTATTCGCAACGTGGTGGGCAGTGTCACGCCTACTGGCGACAACAGCGTGAACCGCGACAGCGACTACCAGTCGCAGATGAGAACACTTCTGGTCATCACGCGGTTCCTGCTTCGCGCCTCCGAGGAAGACCAGGACCGCGTGCAGTGGCAGCCAGATCTGGTGCAGTTCGACGATGGTTTCTACCTCGTGAAGTCTGTCGACGGCTTCGGAAACTTTGGCACTGGATTCGTCGCGGCAACGTGCGAGTCCTTCGACTATGAAATTCACGGCACGATGCCAAATCCACCGCGCTACGGCGCGGACGACTACAAGTCCGGTGTCTACACTACAATCTTGGGAGCTCTTCCGTGGTAATTCAGGTTCCAGACATCAACGGGCAACCTTTCGAGGTCTGCTTCCAGACTCCCGGTACGCCGACCGATAGATCGGGGACGATCAACAATACAGGCGCGTCACAGACTCTCATGGATGTCGTCGCGACTGGCCTTATCCGGTCCGGATGGATCGTGCAGAACAAGAGTCAGTCTGGTAACACGATGGTCATCAACGACATCGGGGATCCAGCCGATACCAGTCCGTCTTCCGTTCAGCTCGCTCCCGGGGAAACGTGGCCGCCCACTGGATACCCGGTCACGCAGGGCGTGATTACGATCGCCGGTCAGGCCGGCGACAATTACATGGCGCGAGAATGGTGAACACCAGCGCCACGGGCGGTCCTCTCCAGCCGATTCCTGCTCAGCTCCCGCTGAGCGGGCAGACGCTGCTCTCCTTCTTGCAGGGCTGGATCGCGCCGCTCTGCAATATCGACCCGACGCTCGTTCGACCGCGCTGGCAGGACGAGCCGTCGAACATTCCGGACGCGGCTACCGCGTGGGTTGCGCTGGGTTTTGTCGGGGACGAGGACTCCGACACGTTTCCGTGGCTCTGGCAGAGCACGGACGGGTTGACCTTCAAGCTTCAGCAGAACGAGCAGATGACGCTTCTGTGCAGCTTCTACGACACTGGTGTTACTGGGCAGGCCGACTACATGTCTCGACTGCTGCGTGATAACGTCATGATCCAGCAGAATCGTGAACCGTTGTACGCTCAGGGTTTTGACCTTGGATACGTAGGGAAAAGAACTCCGGCTCCGCGAACTCTGTCAAATCGGTGGTTGTACCGTGTGGATCTTCCACTGGTCATTCGCTGTCAGTACACGCGAACTTATCAGGTTCTCACCGTCACCAGCGCGACCGGCGAGATCTACACGGATGTCGGTATCGACTTTCCGTTCTCAGCTCAAGGAGGATAGCACACAATGACTCAGTCGCAGACGCTCCCGATTTCGAGTGTCGTCAACGTCACGGTCAACCTGACACCGACGCCTTCTCCGACGCCAAATCTCTCGACGCTTCTGGTTCTTGGAACCAGTGCCGTGATTGATACCGTGTCCAGGATCATGACTTTCGCCAGTCTCACCGCAGTCGGTCAGTACTTCGGCACGACGAGCGAGGAATATCTCGCGGCACAGGCTTGGTTCGCGCAGTCGCCGACGCCGCGGAATATTCTGATCGGTGCGTGGGCCAAGACTGCAACTCATGGTCAACTCTGGTGCGCGCCGCTCTCCACGGCGAACACTCTGATCGCGGCATGGAACGCTGTCACCAACGGCGGCTTCTCGGTCTCGATCGACGGTGGCGCAGTCGTTCATCTGACCGGCATGAATTTCTCCGCCGCTGCGAACCTCAACGCCGTCGCCGCCATCATCTCCGCCGCGCTGACCGCCAGCGGCGCGTCGTGCGCGTACAACGCCAACAAGAACGATTTCGTCATCACCAGCACCACCACGGGCACCGCCTCGTCCGTGTCGTTCCTGACCGCTCCAACGGCCGGCGTGGACATCTCCGGCATGATGGGCGGCCTTGTCACCAGTTCTGGTGCATATCTGGCTCCTGGTGTCGCGGCCGAGTCCGCGCTTCAGTGCGTGCAGCTTTTCGACAATCTCTTCGGTGGTCAGTGGTACGGACTCAACATCCCGTCCAACACGGCGTCGGACGTCATGTCCGTGGCCGCGTACATCGAGGCGGATGCGATCGCGCACTTCTACTTCGACACTTCCCAGGATGCGAACTGCATCGTCCCGGGCTCCACGACCGATATCATGTACACCGCGATGCAGGCGCTCTTCACGCACTCCGCGATCCAGTACAGCTCCACCAGCGGCTCGGCTGTCTGTAGTCTGGCGTCTAAGATTCTCACCACGAACTGGGACGGCCAGAACACCACAATCACTCTGATGTTCAAGCAGGAGCCAGGGATCACGCCGGAGAACCTCTCGCAGACTCAGGCGGGCGCGATCTTCGCAAAGAACGGCAATGTCTACGCCGCGTACAACGACGGGACGAACAACATCGTGTCCGGTATCACTCCATCCGGTCAGTACATCGACACGGTCATCGGCGTGGACTGGCTCAAGCTCGCCATCCAGAATGCGGTCTACAACGGGCTGCGCAGTCTTCCGAAGGTTCCGCAGACCGACGCGGGCATGCACCAGATTGGCACGTGGATCTCCGCCGTGTGCGATCAGGCGGTGACCAACGGACTCGCGGCTCCCGGCGTGTGGACTGGTCCCTCGTTCGGCCAGCTCGTTACCGGGCAGACCCTGTCGAAGGGGTACTATATCTACGTGCCCCCGATTTCCACCCAGTCCCAGTCGCAGCGGCAGGCGCGCGTATCTGTTCCGATCCAGGTTGCGGTGAAGCTGGCGGGCGCCGTCCAGGACGTGAACGTCATCATCGACGTCAATCCGTAAGGAGAAATAGATGGCCACCTACAGCTTTGAAAATGTCAATGCCACGATCAACGGACCGGGGGGCTCTTTTCCCATTGGTGCTGGAGCCGGTTCCGCGGAGGAGGGCATCGATGTCGACATGATCGAGGAGAAGGACGCGATGATGATCGGCGCCGACGGTCAGATCATGCACAGTCTTCGCGCGAGCGATGCTGGTACGATCACGATCCGTCTGCTCAAGACGTCGCCCGCGAATGCTCAGCTCAGTCAGCTCTACAATGCGCAGAAGCAGAGCGCTGCGTTGTGGGGACAAAACGTGATCATCGTCTCAGACACGTTTCGCGGCGACGTCGTTACCGGAACACAGATGGCCTTCAAGAAGCAGGCTCCCGTGAAATATGCCAAGGACGGCAACGTGATGGAGTGGAGCTTCCAGGGCGTGGTCGAGGAACTCCTGGGAACGGGGGCGCCAAGTGCAACCTAATACTGTTACTGTCACCGTCTTCGACCAGAAGTATCGGATCGGTCGCCTGAACGCGATCACGCAGTTTCACGTCATGCGACGTCTTCACGGTCTGGCCGGATCGGCCGGCGAGACGTTCATGTCGGTGCAGCGCATGGGAGGATCTGCTCAGATCGAGAAGGCGATCCGGGAGAAAAGCGCCCCGGATCACAATATTCTCGAAGTCATCTCTCCGATTCTTCGGGCCATTGGAGACATGAAGGACGAGGATGTGAACTACATCTTCGACACGTGTCTCGGGGTCGTCGAGCGCCGCATCCCTGGGGATCGCGGGTGGGCCAAGATCATGCCGAACCCCGGTGTGATCATGTTCGATGACATCGAGATGTCGCACATGCTTGTTCTCACGTGGAAGGTGCTTCAGGCCAATCTGTCAAATTTTTTCTCAGACCTCCTCTCCGAATTGCTCGCTCAGGGGACGACGGGGTCGGGGTCAGCCTCCTGAGCGGAGACATGGATTGGCTCATGAGACCAGTAGATCGCGGCTACTGTCGATACGAGAGTCTCAAGGACGGGACTCTCGATTTGTGCGACGTCGCGATTCTCAACGAGACAATCGACATTCGTGAAGAGAACGAGCGAAGAGTAAGGGACTCGCGGCGTGGCCGATAACACTCTCAGGGAATTTCTCGTCGCGATCGGATTCGACGTCGACGAGAACAGTTATTCGAAGTTCGAGTCTAAGCTGGGACGCGCTACTCACGGCGCCGTTCAGCTCGGCGAAGTTGTCACCGCGACAGCCATCGCAGTCGAGGCTGCCGTCGCCAAGATGGCGCGTCAGTTCGAGGATTTGTTCTACCAGTCCCAGCGCACGGGCTCCGCGGTGCGCGCCATTCAGGGATTTGAGTACGCGGCGCGCACCGTCGGCGTAACCTCGGACTCGGCGCGCGGCGCAGTCGAGGGCCTCGCGCGAGCGATGCGCAGCAACCCCGGCATCGGGGCACTTCTCAATCAGCTCGGCGTGAAGACGCAGGGACGCGGCTCCGTCGAGATTCTCGGGGACGTGATCGGTCAGCTGAAGAAGATGCCGTTCTATCTGGCTCAGCAGTACGGCCAGATGATCGGCATCGACGGCGACACGCTCCTGATGCTGATCCAGCGCTACGACGAGCTGAAGAAGGCGCAGGAGGACTACGAGAAACGCCAGAAGGCCGCCGGCGTTGACGCCAAGAAGCTTTCGGAGGAGTCGAGGGGCTTTTCCAATGCACTGCGTAGTCTCGAGGTCACGCTCTCGCTGATCGCGGACCGCATCCTGCAAGACTTCATCGGTCCCGCCACCAAGGCGGTCCAGATTCTCGACGACTGGGCGCAGAAATTCATCGAGTTCGACAAGGCGACCAACGGGTGGGCGACCACGCTCGCCACTGTGGGAACGTCCGCGCTCTCCCTGTGGATCGCCAAGACGCTGGCCGCGCGACTCCTGTTCCGTCAGGTGGCCGCCGAGGCAGCGGCCACGGCCGCCGGAGCTGGTGGAGCAAGCGCAGCAGCAGCGGGCGGCGGCGCGGCAGCGGCCGGAGCGGGTGGAGCCGGGACGGCCGGGACGGGGCTATTGGCAAGCCTTGCTAGGGGCGGATGGCTGGGAGGCGTGATGGGTACGCTCGGCTTCATGAAATACGACGACGCGCACGGCAACAGCATGCGAAGCTGGATGCGCGGCAAGCTGGGGATCCGGGACACGGATTCTCCCTCCAAGCGCGACTCTGTCGTGAAGTACTTCATGGACAACGGCTGGACGCGCGAGCAGGCGCTCGGCATCGCCGCCAATCTGCACGCGGAGAGCGGCTTCGATCCAAAGGGAGTCGGTGACAGCGGACAAGCTTACGGCATCGCGCAGTGGCACCCAGATCGTCAGGCGAACTTCCGGAGGCTCTTCGGAAAGGACATTCGCGAGAGCACTCTCGAGGAACAGCTTCAGTTCGTGCAGTACGAACTGACGCGCGGCGCCGAAAAGACTGCTGGAAACATGATCCGTCAGAGTGGATCTCCCGAGGAAGCCGCTGCGGCTGTCACCAAGTTCTACGAGCGACCGGCCGATGTCGGCGGCGAGTCTGCCAAGCGCGGCGATCTCGCCAGACGCTGGTACGACAAGTCCGTTGGAGCCGGGTCCGGCGAGAGCGGCGGCGTCGTAATCCACTCGAAGACCGATGTCCACGTGAAGTCGACGGATCCCAAGCAGGCGGCGCGCGAGGTCGCCGGGAACCAGGATTCGGTCAATGCCAATATCGTTCGCTACGCTGGAGAGCAGGTGCGCTGATGGCACTCGTCCCGATCGGGTTTACCATTCTACAGGCGGTCACTCAGGGCCTGTTGTCGCCAGTGCTATTCATCCCGCGCAGCATCGCGGGTTTTGTCGCAGACGTGACCGTCGAGGAAGACCACATCGACGAACTCGAAATCACCAACTTTCCGGTGGAGCAGGGCGCGTCGATCACCGACCACGCATACAAGCTGCCCGCTCAAGTCCGCATCCTGTGTGGATACTCGAACAGCAGTCTTCTCTCGCTCGGAGATCCGAACTACATTCGTTCGGTCTACGACCAGTTTCTCGAGCTCCAGGCTTCCCGCCAGCCGTTCGATATCTTCACCGGGAAGCGCATCTACCAGAACATGCTCATCCGTCGTCTCCACACCAAGAGCGACAAGGACAACGAGAACATTCTCATGCTCGACGTCGAGTGCCGCGAGATCATCATCGCGACAACGCAGACTTCCACGGTGCCCCCCGCTTCCAGCATGAAAAGTCCGCAGAACAATGCTCCGGTCAGCAATGCCGGAACGAAGTCTCTCACTTCGGGCAGCGGGTACAGCCCCGCTCAGTCTCTTGCAGATGGAATCGCACCTCTATGAGTGTCGCATTTGAGATTCCACTTCTTCCTCAGAACCAGCGCTTCGGCATCTTTCTGAGTGGCGCGTCCTATACTCTCGAGGTCCGCTGGAACAAGTTCAGCAACTCTTGGAGCATGGATGTCTACAATGTCAACAATCTACCCATTCTTCTCGGGGTTCCTCTCGTGACTGGATCTGATCTTCTCGCCCAGTTCGCGTACTTGGGGATCGGGGGGCAGATGATCGTGCAGTCAGACGGTGATGCTGGCGCGGTGCCGACATACACGAATCTCGGCAGTATCAGCCATCTGTACTACGTGGTTTCCGATGCGCAGGCGGCCGGACAGGTGACGAACGCATGAGCGACCAGTACATCAGGAAGGTTGGTCTGTTCCTCAGCAGCAGCTCGGGGAAGGTGCTCGATCTGTCCGACTTCGAAATTATTTTCCAAGTCAGTCAGGCCGATACGACCACACCCAACGTTGGCAAGATCCGAGTGATAAATCTCTCGCAGTCCACGATCAAGCAGGTGAAGCAGGAATTCCAGACCGTGAGACTCCAGGCTGGGTACGAGGGCGGGAGCTACGGCACGATCTTTTCCGGAGATATCTCGCAGTTTCGAAGCGGTCGCGTCGACAACAAAGATTCGTTTCTCGACATCATGGCCGGCGACGGTGACAAGGCGTTTCAGTTCGCCGTGGTGAACAAGTCTCTGGCGGCGGGCTCGACGCAGCAGGATCGTGCGAACGCGGTCGCCGAATCGTTCGCGCAGTACGGCGTGAAGTACGACAGCAACGGGTCTCCGGTTCCGGGAACTGGTGGCGTGCTGCCGCGCGGCAAGGTTCTGTTTGGTCTCGGCAAGGACCAGATGAACCCCATCGCCAGCACTTCGGACTCGACGTGGTCTTTCCAGGACGGGCAGCTTGTTCTCATTCCTCTGACTGGATACGCGAATGGCGAGATAGTCATTCTCAACAGCGCGACCGGCATGATCGGCGTGCCAGAGGCGACAGAGAACGGGATCGAGATTGAGTGCCTCCTGAACCCGCGCATCAAGGTCGGGACGCGGGTCCAGATCAACAATTCGGATATCAACCAGACCCAGATCAACAAGCAGGGATTCCCACGGTACACGGATATCAGTTTCGTGGCGAACACGAGCAACGACGGCGTCTATCGCGTTCTCGTCGTGGAGCACCATGGTGATATTCGCGGCTCGGCGTGGACGTCCAGCCTGATCTGCCTTGCGGTCAACCAGAGCTCGCCGCAGGACAAGTCGGTGCTTCCATACGGCGTGGCGCAGGAGTAGAACTTGGATAGACGAGAACGAATAGCTGATCCTCTGGCGTCGCTGCGTAACCTGCTCGAGGGGTTTCAGGCGACACTGTGGACAGCGCTGCCGGGTATCTTGCAGTCGTTCGACGCGGCCAAGATGACCGCAGTGGTGCAACCCGCAATACAGGCGCAGACGCGTGACCCCAAGGGCGTCTGGTCGAATGCGACTCTACCGCAGTGTCTCGACGTTCCCGTGTCGTTCCCGCGTGGTGGCGGGTACGGCATGACGTTTCCGCTCGCGAAGGGAGACGAGGGCATCATTGTCTTCGCGTCGCGGTGCATCGACGCGTGGTGGCAGAGCGGCGGCGTGCAGCCGCAGGCTGAATTCAGAATGCACGATCTCAGCGACGGGATGTTCATCCCAGGTATCGTGTCGAGCGGCAACGCACCCCACGACTACAGCACGACCACGGCACGTTTCTGGTCCGAGGATGGCAACGAGTACGTCGAGCTCGACAAGAACGGCGGCGTCGTCAACGTGAAGGCGACCAATACGATCAATCTGATCGCGCCATCTGTTCATATTCAGGGGGCGCTCGCGGTCGACGGTGTCGTGTCCAATGCCGTCGGCGGCGGCGGCACGCTAAACTTCGGTTCTACCAATCTTGAGACTTCTGGCGTTCTCACTGTCGTTGGAATCGACATCAATACTCACGTTCACACGTCTGGAATTCCGGGCGATCCAACATCTGGACCTCACAACTGATGCGCGTCAGGAAACTCACACCAGCCGGCGACTACACGTTTGGCAACGGTTTGTCCGGGTTCTACCACGACGAGCCTCTGGCCGTCGGGAACAAGATCTCCGAGCGGCTCAAATTGTTTCTCGGAGAATGGTTCCTTGATTCTACTGACGGGACTCCGTGGTATCAGGAGATCTTTGGCATCCGACAGAATCCGACGTACGATCTCGCCATACAGTCCAGGATTCTTACGACTCAGGGTGTCACGAAGATCGTGTCGTACAACAGTCAGTTGACCGCCAATATCATCGAGAACGGGGTGCCGGCACGCAAGCTCTTCGTCAGGGCTCAGATTCTCACGATCTACAGCACGCAGCCGGTCACATTGGAGATCACGATCTGATGGCAACCATCGGAGCACAACTCACCGAGAACGGGATTCTCGTTCCGGACTACGCCGATATCTTGCAGGAATTGAAGATTCAGTTCTGGCAGATCTACGGCTCGGATGCTGACCTCGACGCCAACAGCCCCGATGGGCAGTGGGTGGCGGTTCTCGCACAGATCATCTACGATGCTGGCCTGCTCGCGCAGGCCGCGTATCAGGGCTTCAGCCCGGCCACTGCTCAGGGCGTTCAGCTCTCGTCTGTCGTCAAGATCAACGGTCTCAAGCGCGATGTCAGCACCAACAGCACGGTCAATGTCGTCGTGACCGGTGCTGAGGGAACCCAGATTCTCAACGGTGTGATAGGCGACAACCAGAATCTTGGGACCAAGTGGTCTCTTCCCGCCTCCGTGGTCATCGACAACACGGGAGCGGTGACGGTCACCGCCACGTGCACAGCAGTCGGGGCTGTCTCGGCGGCGGCGAATACTCTCGTCAACATACTCACGCCGACGCAGAACTGGCAGAGTGTCACCAACCCGCAGAGCGCGACGCTCGGCGCACCAAACGAGAGCGATTCGCAGCTTCGCGTGCGCCAGTCCAATTCTACTTCTATCCCGGCACTCTCGGTGCTGGACAGTGTGACCGCCTCGGTCGCAGCAGTCACCGGAGTTCAGCGCGTTGCCCCCTACGAGAACGATAACGATATCGCCGACAGCAATGGTCTGCCTCCGCATTCCATCTCCATGGTTGTCAGCGGTGGCGACGCCACAGACATTGCGAACGCCATTGCAATCAAGAAGACACCTGGAACACGAGCCTACGGCAGCACTATCATCACGATCATAGACCCCGCTGGTGTTCCCAACAGTATCGGGTTCTACGAACTGACGAACATCGAGCTCGTGTTTGAAGTTGATATCCACGCTTTGACTGGATTCATCTCTACGACCGAGAGCGCCATTCAGGACGCCGTTGTCGCGTTCATCAATGCACTGGCCATTGGAGAGGATTCGTATCTCACGCGTCTGTATGTTCCAGCCAATCTCGGGGGTGTCGGCCTCGGCGCAACATTTGTTGTCACGGCGGTGAAACAGGCGATCAAGGGAAACGCACTCGGAACTGCCGATATCGCCATCGCGTTCAACGCAGCCGCGTTCACGCAGCTTTCCGACGTCACGATCGTGGTTTCCTGACATGGTAACACCGTATGTCGTAACTACGTGGGACGACCCATCATTCGGAGCAGACTGGGATTCTGGTTTGCAGTGGGATATCAATTCGGGCATCGCGAACGGCGACATTGCTCCGTACGAGTCTCTCTTCACGAGTGAATATAACCAGCAACCAAATTTCATGGCGATGGTCGGAGCGGTTCTCCAGCCGATAGCCGATAGCATGTCCGTCATGGCGTCGTTTGCTGCGGCATTCGACGTGGACGTCGCAGTCGGAGATCAACTGGACATCATCGGTCAGTGGGTTGGTGTCTCCAGAAATATTGCTGTTCCACTCGTTGGTGTCTATTTCTCTCTGGACACGGTGGGTGTCGGATTCGACGAGGGGACATGGTACAGTCCGTTCAATCCCAGTTCTGGTCTCGTTGTCCTGCCGGACGCGGACTATCGAACACTTATACGTGCACGAATCGCGCGTAATCAGTGGGACGGCTCGATCCCCGGTGCGTACTCAGTCTGGAACACGGCCTTCTCTGGAACCGGCATCGGGATCCTGATCCAGGACCTCGAGAACATGCACATGATCCAGGCGCTGACGGGACCAATCCCCAACGCCGTGACTTCTGCGCTATTTCGTGGGGGATATCTGAACATGAAGCCGGATGGCGTGCACATTGACGCGTATCTCACACCAACTGTGCCCGACGCCCCGTACTTCGGGTTCGACGTGGAGAACTCTGCCATCTCCGGTTTTGATATCGGTGGATGGGGAACAGCAACGTAGCAGGGAGACAACATGTCAACAGTAGATTTCCTTCCATTCGCGACTGGAGTCGCAGCCAACGTCGTAGATCAGGCGAGCTACTCGGTCTCGTCGTATGTGATCAACGGGTACGCATCCGGTATCGCAAATTCGGCGCAGCTGAACAAGACGTGGCGGCAGAGCTCTTTCATGGCCGCGGTCATAGCCAACTGGATTTCTCTGGAACTGTCCGTCGACGTCCTGGATGACGGCAATCTCGCGGCCATGGTCACGAAATTGCAGAACGCCGTGGTCATCGGCGCCGGCATCAAGAACGTTCGCGTCGTGAACGCGAGCGCCAATCTCAACATACTGGCATCGGATTATCGAGTCGCGTTCCAGCGCATTGCTTCCCCAGCGGTTCTCACGGCCACTCTTCCGGCCCTTCCGGACAGTTCATTCGGTCAATCGTTCAAGCTCGGTGACATCCAGTCGAATGCCGGAACGTTTCCGATCACGGTTGTTCCGCAGTCTGGTCAATCGATCGGCAGCAAGGCGAACTACGTGATCGCTTTTGATAATCAGTGGGCAGAGTTCTGTTACGTTGCTCACAACACATGGAGCGTGGAGATCTAACCGTGGAAAAGAAAATGCTGAAAAGAACCGTCGTAGTACTGTCGTTCGCATTCGCGCTTCTCGCCACTGCGATATTCCCGGACCTGATCGTTCCGGGCCGCGAAGCCCGTGCGCAGTTCGCATCGCAGGGTCTTCTGGCGACAAGCGTCGCCGGAACCAACACGATCACGATGACTGTCTACAACATGTCATCCCTGGTCAAGGGTGTGCCGTTCTCGTTCATCCCGGCGTCCACGAACACTGGCCCGACCACGATCAACGTCAACGGCCTCGGCAACGTGACCACGCGACGTCCGTCGAGTCTCGGCCTCGTCGGCCTCTCCGGCGCAGAGATTCAGTCCGGAGTTCTCACGACGGTCGTCTACGACGGAACCAGCCTCAATCTGGTCTATCCGATCAATCCCGCCCCGATCGGCTCCATTCTCGAGCTCCGCATCTCAGCCGGAACGTCCGGCGCGGGCGTCACGGCGCCCCCCGGCTATCTCGTCGAGGACGGTTCGTGCGTCAGCCAGACGACCTACGCAGCCCTGTTCAGTCTCATCGGGACGTCGTACGGCGCGTGCTCCGGCGGATTGTTTGCACTACCGGACAGCCGGGGGGCGCTGATCGCGGCTGCCGACAACCAGGGCGCCAACGGATCTGCCGGAAGGATCACCAGTGGTGGCAGCGGATGCGCGGCCACGGCGACAGGTATTCTGTGCGGTGCTCAGAACCAGACGCTGACCGTTGCTCAGCTTCCGACCGGGATCACTTCCGCAGCGGTGAACTCGATCTCGGTCGTTCCAACTGGTGGCAGTCTCGGTGTCCCTGTCACGACTGGGCCTGGAAATATCCAGGTATCGAACTGCGGAACCGGCAGCGCGATCTGTCCCGCATCAACATCTTCCAGTTGGGGCGGCACGGGCACGTTTGCGGGCAACAACACGATCAACGTGACGTCCACGAACACGTCGGGAAGTTCTCACCCTATCCTTCCGCCGCTGTCGGTCGTCGTTCGGTTCGTCAAGACCTGATACACAACAGTTGAGGACATCTGCATGAGGCGAATTCTCGCGATAGTCGCAGCTCTTTTCTGCGCACTCACTGTGCCGGCCTTCGCGGTCAGCACGGTGAATCCTGCGGTCCCCGCGCAGAACTCTACTCTCACGTCGGCAGTTGTCAGGAACAATTTCCTGGCGACTTACAACGATATCAACAACATTCTTGGCAAGTTTGCCGGGAGTGTGGCGCCGGCGAACCAGACCTCGATGCAGGACTGGGTGGATACGTCGTCCTCGCCGAACTACAAGTTCAAGTTCTGGAATCCGTCCACCTCGTCGTGGATTCAGTGGGGTACGCTGAACATCAACACGGGAGTATTCTCGGTCGTCGCGACCTCTGGCAGTTTCGCGGCGACTGCTCCCGTTACTCTGGGATTCAGCGGTGGCGTCGCCACCTACGGGCTCAGTTACGACAGCAACTTCACGGTTAGCGCCGGAGCTCTGGCGCTCAACCCGATCGCGTCCGCGAGGCTTCTCGCCAACTGCACGGGGGGCTCTGCGGAACCGACCGGTTGCGCGTGGACATCCTTCGCGGATCAGGCCATCGGATCCTCCAACGGGATGCTCCCGTACCGAACCGGGGGCTCGTGGGGCTCGGTCAGTACGGGCACCAGCGGCCACACCGTGCCGCTGCTCGACGCGACCGCACTGACCTTTTCTGGTGTCCTCATGTCGTACGCGGGGGCCAGCACGCCGGCCGCGGCACAGTCCGGCGCGCTGTTTCGCGGCGTAGCACTGGATGGCGCAGTCGCGCGCGCTCAGTTGGATTCGTTCGGGAATACCGGGTTCTTCTCGTGCGTTCGAGCCGACGGAACTCTCGCAGTTCCATCTGCTCTCCTGACGAATGACCAGATCTGCGGGTTCAATGCGCATGGATACAACAGCAGCGCGTACGCGACGAGCCCCTCCGCCTCGGTTCGCATATTCGCTGCCCAGAACTGGACTCCCACGGCCAACGGCTCGTACGTAAGAATCGCGACCACGCCGAACGGTTCTACGACTCTGACGGACGTGGTCAGCTTCGAGAACGACGGTGGCGTGACAATTCCTCCGACCGTCTCGGGTGGCGACAAGGGAGTCGGCACACTCAACGCCACTGGACTGTACGTCGGTGGGACGGCCGTCATCACCGGGAATCAGACGATCACTCTTAGTGGTGACGTGTCCGGGAGCGGCGCCACCGCCATCACGACTACTCTCGCCACGGTCAACAGCAACGTTGGAACGTTCGGCGCGGCCACGACCGTTCCACAGATCACGGTCAATGCCAAGGGTCTTGTCACCGCTGTCTCGACGGCCAGCATCCCCAACGCGTCGTCTTCGGTCTTTGGTCTCGCGAAGTGCGACAACATCACGATTAGTTGTGCTGGCGGTGTATTCGCGACCATAGCGTCATCTTCGGGCGGCTGCTGGACAAACACGCGTCTGGCAAAGACCTCGGCGTACGCAGTCCTTTCGGGGGATTCCGGTTCTACGTTCGCGCTCGGCGGATCTGCGTTCTTTCCGCTGACGTTCAACGCGGCGAGCGGATACGGTGCCACGACCTGTTTCATGGTCATCAACGAGGACACCTCGTTCGGCAAGCTGCTGGTCCCGCAGATTGCCACGTCCTCGACATCGATCACGATTGGAACTGGATCCAAGGCGTTCACCACGTCGTCGGGTCTTCCGATTCTGGTTCCAGAATTTGGCTCCACGCAGCGCTACCGGGTCTTCTCTCTTGCCAACCCCTCGAACTTCATGTCCGGGGTAGTCGCGTCGTACGTGACCACGACTCTGACGATCACCGTAGACACTATCGGTGGTTCCGGAACGTTCACGGACTGGCAGATCGCTCCGGAGGTCCGTCTCTGGCCCGGTCAGTCGCAGATGGTCTTCAGAAACAACAATTCGTGGGCCTTCGCATATCAGGGTCAGCGCTGGAAACAGCCGGGACAGACCGAGGTCTGCGTTGACGCGTCCGGGAGCAACAGCAACGATGGTCTCGGCGTCGGAACGCGCTGCTTCAAGAACATTCAGTACGCGACGAATGTTGTCTACCAGGAATGGGACGCGAACAACATCGCGCCGAACATCGGGCTCTACACCGGACCGTTCAACGAGAACGTCCAGATGCAGGGTCAGATCACTGGATACAACTTCATCAACTACAACACGCGCGCGGCCAACACTTGGACCAACACTGCCGTTTCGACGGGGGCGGGGGCGGCGTGCGCTGTCGTCAGCGACAACGCAGAGGCGCGATTCGTCGCGACCTTCGGCTTCACGCAGACGTGGACGTGCAACACCAACAATGTTCTGAATACTGGTGCGTTCTACGAGCACCAGATCGCGGTGGTAGACGTCGTTGGTGCGCACAACTTTCGATCCGGCGGCACGAACGATAACGTATTCTTCGCCGACGGCGAGGGGCGAGCAACGATCTCTGGAACTGGTGCTGGCATCATCCTAGGCAACGGCGGCACCAGCACGTTTCTGTCATTCGTCTGGTGCGACTATCACTGCTCCGGTGTGACGACCGGTGGAACGTGGTCGTACAGCGGCAACGTGAGCATCAGCGCGTTCCTGGTTGCGAGAGGCGGCAGCGTGATCGACTATTCCGCCAATCCAACGAACGGCCCCGGTACCGGAACGGTCAATGTCTCGTTGTCGTTCTGTGGGTCGGTGCTTCGTCTCAATGGCCTGACGCCTCCTGGCGGCATTCCAGCCGCGGCCACGGCGCTCACGGGCACGGCGCAGTTCGGGTTCGTGTCGACGACGAGCTGCTGATAAATCTAGAATGGAGACAATCCAATGCTTCTTCTCACTGCTCCTCTACTCGCCTGGGTTCTCATGATCACGCCGCTTCATCCCTCGGCTCCGTCGCAGCCTTCCCAGCGATTCGACACCCCGGAGGCGTGCACTGCCGCGATGAACGATTTCATCGAGAAACATATGACCACGAACTGGCAGGGGCTCAAGATGTCGCCTCTGGTTCGCGCCAAGTGTTCTTACCGCGACTAGGTCGTGGACGAAAAAGATCCAGTGATCCCGAGCGCGGGCGGGCGTCTCCTGCGCGAACGAAGAAAGGAACTACCATGAACTACAGAATTCTGTTCACTTTTGCGACTGCCTTCGCGGCTTCGACGGCAGTGACCACGTGTTCGGTTCTCGCTGCGGATCAGTTCAACGGTGGCGGCGCTGCGTCAACCGTCGTTGGCTACGTCACTGCGGCGTTCGGCGCGAGCATCGGTAGCGCAGTGCTCTGGGGCATCGTGCGCGGGCTCAAGTGGCTCGGCGTATCGATCACCGACGCGCAGAAGAACCAGCTTCAGGGCATCATCGTGAACGGCATCAACGACGCTGCGATGCGCGCGCAGACTCAGCTTCGGAACAATCCGAACCTCTCGATCGACGTTCGGAGTCAGGTCGTTCGCGATGCGATCTCCTATGCCCAGAAGCACGGTGCTGGCGTGATCACGGCGCTCGGCCTTGATCCTCAGAGCGGCGAGGCTGTCGAGGCCATCCGGGCGCGCATTGCCACGGCGATCGCGGACCCGAATACGCCGACCGATCCGGTCGTGACCCCGGTCGCCTCGGGCGGAGTCGCGAAGTGAAGGCGCTCGGCAAACTTCCCGCACGAGAGGACTCTATTCGGCTCAAGTTCTCGTCCATCTTTCGTGCGTCAAAGTTGCCGAAGCCTCCGCCCGTGTTTGGTCACTACCAGACAGTATCGTCTTGGGGCATGTTCTCGAACGACAAGGTCGGGGACTGCGTCTGGGCGGGCGCGGCGCACGAGCACAAGCTGTGGAACCTCGCCTCGCGGCGAGGCTCTGTTCCATTCACTGATGCCAGCGTGATCTCGGATTATTCGGCCGTTACCGGGTATCGCGGCACGCCTGACACTGATCAGGGAACAGACATGCAGGAGGCGGCCTCGTATCGCCGGAAGACTGGAGTAGTGGACGCGCACGGCGTTCGGCACCAGATTCTTGCGTACATGTCCCTGACACCCGGCGACTTCGACCAGCTCATGCTCGCGACGTGGCTCTTCGGAGCCGTCGGCGTCGGCATCAATTTCCCGGACAGCGCCGAGTCGCAGTTCGACTCGCACCAGCCGTGGACGCCCGTTCCCTCGTCGCACGTCAGCGGCGGGCACTACATCCCGATCGTCGGTCGCAATTCGCGCGGCATGGCGATCCTCGTCACGTGGGGTCGCGTCCACGCGATGTCGAGGGAGTTCTACCAGTTGTACAACGACGAGACGGTCGCGTATTTCTCGCCGGAATATGTGAACGCGAATAATCTGTCGCCGGAGGGCTTCGACGCGGAGGCTCTCGGAAACTTCCTCAAGGAGCTGGCATGAGCGCAACTCAGCAACAGATCCAAGCCGCCTTTCGTGTTATCCGTCAGGGAATTGACGAGACCGGATACGGCGGCTGGGTCTCGAACGACAAGATCACACCAATTGCTGCGGCGGTCGCAAACGCCGTCGTGGCAGCGTCGCCGAAGCCGACACCGGCTCCGGCTCCATCCCCGGTACCACCTCCGGTCCCGGCACCCACCAAGGGAGAACAGAAGTGAGAATCAGTCACAAGTCCCGTCTCATCGCGACTATCGCCGCAGTGGCGACGGCTGGCGCCTCGCTCGCGGCGTGCTCGACCGTCGACGTCCAGAACCAGATCTCGAGCATCCAGGCTCAGGTCCAGGCCGACGCCAATCTGGCGTGCGGCTTCATTCCGACTATCGCGACCATTGCGGCGTTCATCCCGGGAGCAGGCGGCGCTGTCGCGGACGCGGCCACCATCGCTCAGGGCATCTGTGCTGCGATCGCGGCCGCGCCCGTGGTGAAGCCGGCCTCGCGTCTTCGTTCGGTTCAGCTCGGTGTCGACGTGAGCGTCGGGGTCGCCATGACTCCGAACGGCCCCGTGACCATCACTGGGCACTTCACTCGATAGGAAGACCAACCAGCGCTCTACCCGACGGCGGGTTGTCCGCCGTCGGTGATCGCATACCACGGGAGCGCGCAGAAGTGGCACTCACACCCGACCAATTCAACGTTCTCGCGAATGTTGGAACGATCGCCACGGTAGTAGCCGCGGTAACTGGCGTTATTCTTTGGATTGCTAATCGAGAACGCGATATCAAAGCCACTCTCGAGAAAAAGATCGACGATAAATTCCTTCACTCGGACGAAAAGTTTGAACAAATAGATGCGGAGTTCGAGAATATTCAGCGTGATGTCACCAAGCTGGAGGTCCTAGTCTTGGATCAGTCTAACACGATCCGGCGAGAAGTCGGAGAACAGGGGCATGCCCTGCGATCAAAGATCCACGAGTTCGAGGTCTTTTCTCGGGATTCGTTCGTCTCGAAAGCCAGTTTCCAGGCCGTGGTCGATAGAATCGAGAGGGCATTCGACAAGAATTCGGACAAGATCGACGTGAAGATCGACAAGATCGACGCGAAGATCGACAAGATTGCCACGCGGCTCAGTCGCGACGACAAATGAGGTCGAGCGTTCCGCCACGGGAACGCTTCGTCTCCGGGGCTTGACGCACCCCGGACCTCCCTGAAACTTGCCCGGCCGGGCTTTGCCCGCGCCGGGTCTTTTTGCGGAACAGATCTAGTCCGGCATCTTGCAGCCGTTCTTCTCCTGCCACGCCTCCATCTCGTCGGCGAGCTTGGACGCGGCGTGCGCCTTCGAGCTGTTGGGATCGTGCGTAGCAACGATGTCCGCCCAGTCACGGACAATTTCCGGTGCGAGCTCGTCCTGGGCCCTGAACACGAACACGGGCTCGTCAGGCTTCGCCTTGCCCAGGCAGCCGCGCCCCTCGAGCGCCTCTCGCAGTGTCTCCTCCTTCGTCATGCTCCGTGCTCCCTCAGCATGTCGTCCAGCTTGTGAACCAAGTAATCGCGGAGTTGCTTCCTGTCCTTCTGCGGCAGCTTGTGAATGAGAACGCCGACCGCGAATGCGATGCCCGCGATCATGCAGTGCGTCGTCACGATGCCGTCGAAGATCTGCGGTGGTCTCGCTTGCTGCACTCGCTTGACGCCGGCCAGCACGTACTTGCTCAGACCCTGCGCATCGTTGCGGAATCTGTCGTCCTCCCAGTCTCCGGCCGGGCGTCCATTGTGGTCAAGAAACATCGTCGTCCTCCATGCTTCGCTGTCGTTGATAGTCCTCGAGATCTCGTCGCTCCTTGCAGTTCGCCGACGAGCAGCGCTTCTCGGCCTCCTCGCGGCTCCAGCCGCAGTTCTTGCACCAGTACGGTTTCTTCAGATCAACCATTCCCTCGTCTCCTCGACATCTTATACAGGAACGCCTTCAACCTGCGCATCCTGCGTCGCATCTGCTTCCTGCCCGCGTTCGCAGTCGTGATATACTTCCGCACGTCCTTCTCGCTGCCGCCGCGCACCTCGCACGCGAGCATGCGCACGGGAATCCTGGTCGCCTCCGACATCTGGTCAATCAGATCAGCCACTCCCTCGTCTCCTCCCCGGTCAGGTGCGTCGCCGTGTTCAACTTCTTGCGCAGGCGACGCACGATCTTCATGTCTACCGTGTCCGGCGTCACCATGTCCACCACGGTCACGCGGTTGGTCTGCCCCTTGCGATGCAGGCGATCCTCCGCGTTGTTCCTCTGCTCCAGGTCGCTGCTGTTCGCGAAGAAGATCTCCAGATCCGCGACGACCCAGGTGTTGCCGCGCGCACCCGCGCCCTGCGTCGCGATCATGAACAGACACTCGGGGTCTCCTAGAAAACGTCGCTCGTCCTCGAGACGCGTCTTCTGGTTCATGCCGGAGAACACGGCCACTCGCCGACCGCCCGCGTCGCCGAAAGCCTCCTCGAGAGCCGCCCGTATCTTGGGAATGGTGCGAAGAAACGGTGTCCAGATGACCGCCTTCCCGCGATGCAGTCCCAGGATCTCGACGAGCTCCTTCTCGCGATTGCTCGGGATGTCGTGCACCACTCCATGCTCGTCGGTCACGAAGCCACAGTTGATCTGGTGCAGGCGCATGACACGCGTCATGACGTGCTCCGTCTGCACGAATTCTCCTGTGCAGAGCTGCGTGACGGCCTCGTCCCGGAGCTGCGTGTAGTGCTGCCGCTGCTCGCTCGTGTGCTCGGACTCCCATAGAACGTACTTCTTCGGCTCCAGGTCCAGGCACTCGGACTTCAGCACGCGAAAGCTGTACGGCGCGATCCGGTCCCGGAGATCGTCGAGCTCCCTGTAGTCCACGATGACGTCGAACGTGCGGTTGCCGGCCGACATCCTGCGCGTGATCGCGTACCGTCCCTGGAAGTCCTGGTACGATCTGCACCCAAGGATCTTCCGCGACAGGAACGCAAATTGCATCCACGTGTCCATCGGCCCCTGCGGCGTAAGAAGTCCCGTCGCTATCCGACGAACCACGAGATCGTCCGCGATTCTGCGCACCAGGAACTTGGCGCGCTCGCTCTTTCGTCCCTTGATAATGGTGCTCTCGTCGATCGAGCCGTAGCACCAGCGCTGCTGAACGAACTCCTCAACAAGCTCCCGCGCCGCTCCCTCCTTGGAGAGTGACTCGATGTTGACGAACAGCGCGCGCGGTGGATCCTTCTCGCCTCCGCCTCGCATGAACGTCTCCAGGCGCCTGCGATGCTCCCGTCCCATCCCCGCGCTCCAGTGAGCGACGCGCATGCGCGACCTGAACTCGGGGTCCATGTGCGCGATCTCGGCCTTCTGCAGATCGCTCTTGTCCTGGAACCAGTTCCGGTATGATCCCTTCGGCGCGATCTGCAGCAGATCCTGCGGCCCCCCGCCCGTCGCCATCTCTCCCCACTCGTCCAGGATGACCTGGGACTTCCCTGTCCCGTAGTCCATGAGGTATGCAAACACGTCCTCCGGACAGGGGTTCTCCGGGGCGGAGGCGGCCGCCTGTATCGCATTGGTCTGGTGGCCCATGGGCGGCCGGGCTGGTGTATATCTCGTCACGTGTGTCTCCTGCGCTCGCGTGCGTACCCATTCTCGCTCGGGCGGGGGGCACCCGCAAGCACGGCGAGATTATCAATAATCGCGAGGACATCAAGTGAAAGTAAGTGCCTGCTCGCGCGGGCACTTATTGGTTTATCAGATTATTGATTCGCGCGCGTAGAGAAGGACGATCCTCACGTACGCGCGCGTAGGGAAAATCTGATAAACCAATAATTAGAACCTGCCCACTTGCGGCGGCCCCCGGAACATGCCATTCTATGTCTGCCTGCTCGCCGCAAACAACTTCCCCAGTCGTACCCCGGCGAGCAGCGCGGCCCTCCCGTGCAAGACGTGCCGCAAACTCTGGCGCCCGCTCGTCCCCTCCCCAGGGACGCGGCGGGCGCACTTGCAAGTGTCCACGACGCGTGCCACACTTGCGGTTCTGCCCCCACTAGCACGGGACCTCTCACATGAAGAAGCCACTGGGACGCGCCGCGCCGCGTCCACCCCAGGACGTGATCGCCGAGATGATCGACGACGCGGCAGGTCGGGCGTCGCCCGACAAGCTGGACACCATACGTAGAAAGATGCGTGTCCTGCGCGACATCGAACTTCACATCGGGGAGTTCGAGGAAAAGATCTCCCATCTCAAGCAGCGTCGTCTCGAGATCACCGAGAGGGAACTCGTTGATCTCATGGATGGCGCGGGTGTTCGCGACATGACTCTCGAGGCCGAGGGCAACTACAAGCCCTTCGTGGTCGAGGTTGGACCGTACTATCACGCGAACATCGCGGCGGAGTGGCCGGACGAGAAGCGCAGCAAGGCGTTCGCGTGGATCGGGAAGCACCATCCCGGCATGCTGCGCAACACGATCACGATCAGTTGCGGCAAGGGTACGGCCGCGCAGCAGAAGAAGATCACCGAGCTGGCGACCAAGCTGAAGCTCAGCGTCAAGAACGAATTCGGGGTGCCGTGGAATACTCTCACGGCGTTCGTCAAGGAACAGATCGAGGAAGAAGGCAAGACGCCCCCGCTCGATCTGCTCGGTGCAACAGTGGGGCGCGTCGCAAAGATCAAGAAGGCGAAGGAGAAGTGACTATGGCGAAGGGTGTCAGCAACACCGCGACCAAGAACAAGTCGACCGACAAGCAGACCGAGCAGAAGCCGAATCTGTCCAAGGCCGTGGCGACGAAGAAGGGCGGCGGTCTTCCAGCCGATCCCGAGCTCCTGAAGATGATGCAGGGCGACGCGGGCAAGGGCGTCTCCACGGCGATGGAAGACAACATCGTCCCGCTTCTCTACATTATCCAGTCCAACTCACCACAACTCGATCGTGCCGACAAGATCAAGTATCTCGGCAAGGACGCGAAGGCCGGTGACCTCTGGTTGCGCGGCACGATGACGTTCGTCGACGCCGACACGGAGAACGAGGACAGCGGTCTGCTCGGCGTTCCGTGCTACTTCAACAAGTGCTGGATCGAGTGGAAGCCGGATCGCGGCGGCTTCGTCGCGCGTCATCCGTCGCGTCCGGATGCCGCCGAGCTCAAGACCGAGGTCAGCAAGGAATCCGGCAAGGAACGGACGGCGTGGAAGATGCCGAACGGCAACACGGTCGTGGAGACGCGAGAGCATGTCTTCCTGGTCGTGGATCCCAAGGTCAACGGCGGTCGCCCGACTGCGCTCGTCGTCCCCATGGTGTCGACCAACCACACGGCGTCGCGGGAGTGGATGGGTCTCATGAACAACGTGCTGTTGCCCAACGACACGACCGCGCCGAGCTACGCCTGCGTGTACCGGCTCCAGACCGTCCCGAAGAAGAACGATCAGGGAAGCTGGTACGGCTACCGCGCATCCCACGCCGGCGAGGAGGACGGCAGCGCCGTTCCGATGTTCGTCGACGATCTCGCTATCTACCGCGCCGCGAAGAAGATCCACGCGGACTTCGCGTCCGGCGCCCTGAAGGCCGACGCCCCCGATTCCAACCAGACCGACGACGGCGAAGCGGGCTCGGGCTCCGACGACATGTGAAACTGCGGGGAGAGCTCTAACAGGCTCTCCCCAAATTTCTCTGATGCACGGGGAAGCCTGGAATGCCTGCCAAGAAATCAGACGCGGAGAGGATGTCAGAACTGTTCGCGGGAAACGAGCAGTATCACGGAACGCACGGAGAGCCGACGCTCGATCCCCAGGGTGGCGTGAAATGGGAGATACGCTCGACGGCCAAGACTCTGAGCGGAGCGGCTACACCCGCGCTCTGGACGAGACACCTGTCCGAGATGAACACGCTGCCGCTCGGCGTGGCACCTATTCGCAACGACAACAGATGCGTCTGGGGAAGTGGAGACATCGACGACTACGACGCGGATCACGACGAGATCATACGACGCGTGACCGAGCGGAAATATCCGCTGCTTCCGTGCCGCAGCAAGTCCGGCGGGTTGCATCTGTTCTTGTTCTCGACGGAGCCCGTCGAGGCCGCGCTCATGCAGTCCACGCTTCGGGAGATGATGGCGAGCATAGGATACGCGAACTCCGAAATCTTTCCGAAGCAGACCAAGCTGCTCGCAGATCGCGGAGAGAAGCCGAGCTGGATAGTCATGCCGTACTGCGGCACGACCTACGGCGACAAGCTGCGGATGCAGGCCGGGCTCAAGCGCACGGGCGCCGAGATGACCCTGTCCGAATTCCTGCACGAGGCCGAGCGCATGCGCGTTCGTCCCGAAGACTTCGCAACCTTTCGCAGCGAGAACAGCAACGGATCCCGGAAGCCCCGGAAGGAGAAGCCCCCGTTTACCGATGGACCTCCTTGCATCCAACATCTAGTGATGTCGGGGGGCGTGAAGCAGGGCGGGCAGAACAACTTTCTGTTTCATCTCGGCGTGTACTACAAGCGCAAGTTTCCGGACGACTGGGCGCAGCGATTGGAGAAGTCGGCGCACGATCACTGCGATCCGCCGTATCCGATCGACAAGCTGGCGGTCACGATCAAGTCCCTGGAACGGAAGGACTACCAGTACAAGTGCAAGGACCAGCCGATGCAGAGCCACTGCGACGCGATGCAGTGCCGATCGCGCAAGTTCGGCGTGGGGGCGGGCGGCACGTATCCGCAGATCCAGCACATATCGAAGTTGAACAGCGAGCCGCCGCTGTGGTTTGTCGACGTCGAGGGCGCCAAGATACCGATGTCCACGGAGGATCTTCAGAACTATCACAGATTCCATCGTCTGTGCATGGAGTATGTTCACAAGTCGTTCGCTATCATATCGCAGAACGTGTGGTTCGGCGTGCTCAACGACGTGATGCAGAATCTCGAGATCCTCGAGACGCCGGACGATCTGGCGCCGGGAAGTCAGTTCACGGAGCTTCTCGAGACGTTCCTGACGAACCGGCAGCGCGGGCGCGTGATCGAGGATCTGGCTCAGGGGCGTCCGTGGGAGGACGAGGAGAACGGGCGACACTACTTCAAGCTGTCGTCGCTCCAGAAGATTCTCGATCGGGACGGCATGAAGGATCTCGCGAAACATCGCGGGCGCATCACGAGCCTGATACGGAAGATGGGTGGTGCGCACCACGGCATCAACATCAAGGGGATCGGCTACCGGAGTCTTTGGTGGATTCCGAGCTCCGCGGTATCACGGACCCAGGAGGCGGCCACGCCGCGCATGAAGGGAGAAGATCTATGAGCTGGATAGTGTCTGCGGATCGCCGCGTGATCGACGCGGTTCAGGAGATCTATCTGCGAATCTGGGACTGGACCGGAGTGACCGTCGGTCTCCTGGAGTTCGTGATCATAATAATCGCAGAACTGGTCTTTAACCGAGCGACGATTTATCCGATAAGATTGTTCCTGTTCGCCGTGGTCACGATCGTGTGTGTCGTGTATCACGACCAACAGATCCGGTTCCCCTTCGCGCACAACAAATCTGCGGAGCGCAACCGAGAAGACCTGCGCTTTCTCAGAACACTACTGATAGGATACGATTTTGGCGAGATGCTCGGAGAACTGGTCTTCCTGGACTGGATGAGCGCAATCAAGAGTCTATTGTGGATTCTCGTCTGGTATCTGTGGTGCGCGAAGACCAGGGAGCGAGAGCCGCCGGAATGGAGATTCTTGAAGCCCGCGATGGAGGGAGCATGACGAGCAAGTACGACAAGAACAGTAACTCGATGATGTTCGACTGCGACAAGGCCGGATGTCGCGTCAACTTCCAGTCCGAGAGCGGTCAGTTCAAGGACGGATGGCGCGAGGCGCGGGCGCACGGCTGGGTCTACGTGCCCGAGTACGAGGGAGGCGTGTCGAGGCCGAGACACTACTGCCCCGAGCACGCGAAACAGTTCGGCTAGAAGGAGAAGCGAGATGGCTATGAAGACAATGGTGGCTGGATTCGCCTTCCACGACGAGAATGTGCTGCTCGTCTGCAAGGAGACGCCCGAGTGGCAACACGGATTGTGGAACGGTGTCGGCGGCAAGGCGGACGACCACGAGACACCCGTGCACGCCATGGTCCGCGAATTTCGCGAGGAGGTCGGCGTCGAGACGAAACAGGAGGAGTGGCGACACTTCGCGACCGAGATGGGCCGGGACTACGTGGTTCACTTCTACTGGTCGCGCATCGACTGGCGCGGACGTGTGCACTCGATCCCGATCTACAACGACGCCGGCGAGCACCTCATGTTCCACGACGTCGGAACTCGATTGAGCGGCATTCCCGTCGTCGGTAATCTTCACTGGCTGATCCCGCTGGCGCTGGACTGGCGGCGTCCGGCCCATCCCGTTCTGTTCCAGACGCAGGACGACATCCGGGAGCGAGCGTCGTGGTGAGCTTGGCGCCGCATCTTGTCCCGGTGTACGATTCTCATGGAACTGAGATCATCGGACACGTGGAAAGGGCGGCGCCAGTCTGCGGCGAAGATTTCTGCGACGAGTGCGGGGATTGTCTGTACTGCTACGGCGACGACGAGTGTCCGTCTGCGAGCGGCGTGCACAACTGGATCTACTACGAGAACAAGCTCCCAGATGGCGCTGTTCTCATAAGAAAGGAAAAGTCATGAAGATCGAGATACCCGAGAGATACCTGAGACTCGCGCGGAGCGGCGGCTGGATCGGCGTGGACCTGGACGGCACGATGTTCACATATACCCACTGGGTCGGCTGGAACGTGTTCGGCGAGCCCATCAGGCCGATGATCGATCGCGTGCTCGCGTGGCACGAGGCCGGGATTCTCGTCAAGATCGTGACGGCGCGCGTCGGACTGCCCGTGATGGCATCTGCCGACGAAACTGCCAACTTCGAGAATATCTACAGCCGCGAGTTCACTGGCAAGTGCCGCGTGACGCGCATGAACTTCTCTGATCACATGATGGCGGAGGCCGTTCGCGACCACTGCGAGCGACACGGACTTCCGCGCCTGCCCGTGCAGTGCTTCAAGGACGCCGACATGATCGAGCAGTGGGACGACCGCGCGGTGCAGGTGATCATCAACACTGGCATGACCTTGCGGGAGTCCTGCGCCCGTGCGATAATTCCGTGCGGGGAGTGCGACTGCCCCGAGCTCAGTCGCAAGAAGATATTGGAGATTGAGTGATGGCGGGGAGTTATCAGCACTGTCTGACGGACGACGAGAAGAAGACGTATCGAGGTGTTGATCTTCTCGAGAACATGGGTGACATGAAGGAGGGCGTGGAGCACATGATATTCATCATTCTTCGCATCCGCGAGGTGTGGGGTGGGCATCGTCTCGTCGAAGCAGCGGATCGTGAATACTTCGAGTGTCTCCGCGGCGAGCGCCCGTGGCCTGACTTCATGAAGCCGGGGATTGACAGATGACGCCGGAGATCTATCTCGGACCACCGGGCACGGGCAAGACAACGACGCTGCTGAACGTGCTCGACCAGGAGTTGGCGGCGGGCACCGACCCGGCCCGAGTCGGGTTTCTGTCGTTCACAACGAAGGCGGCGAACGAGGCGAGGGACCGCGCTGTCGCGCGGTTCGGCTTCGAGCGCAGTCAGCTCCAGTACTTCCGCACGCTGCACTCGCTCTGCTTTCGCGTGCTCGGTCTCACCAGCAACGATCTTCTGGTGGGCAAGAAATTCAACGAGTTCGCGGACTGGGCCGGTATCCGCGTGACAGGACGCGCGTGGTCCGACGACGGGATGCTGGAGGGCTTCGAGACCGGCGATCGCATGCTGTTCATGGAGAACTTGTCCAGGATCACCGAGACACCGCTCCGGGAACTCTACGACGAGAACGACGACGGACTGAACTGGGACGAGCTGGACCGCGTGGCGCGCTGCCTCTCGGAGTACAAGAAGCGCCACGGATTGCTCGACTACACGGACATGCTGTCCGAGTTCGTGCGCATCGGAACCAGCGTTCCGATCGACGTGCTGATCGGAGACGAGACGCAGGACTTCTCTCGTCTTCAGTGGCGCGTGTTCTGGCAGCTCGCGCGCGGCGCCCGTCGCGTGTGCGTGGCCGGTGACGACGATCAGGCCATCTACCGCTGGGCGGGCGCCGACGTGGACCACCTGATCGATCTGCGCGGCGACGTCCGCGTGCTAGGTCAGTCCTGGCGGTGCCCCCCGGCCATCCAGCTTCTCTCGAACGAGATAGTCGGGGGGATCTCGAGACGACGCGACAAGGTGTGGCGGGCGCGCGACGGTGAGAACGGGAAGTTCGGGCGCGTGGCATCGTTCTCGGACGCGGACGTGGACGACTCGTGGGCGGAGGACGACACGGGGCACGCGCGTCCGCCGGTTCTGGTGCTGGCGCGCAACGTGTATCTCCTGCGGCGCGACGTCGAGCCGCTGCTGCGTGCTCAGGGCGTCGTGTACGAGACCAGCGGCGGCAAGTCCAGCCTCGACCTGGACGCGCTGGCCGCCGCTCGCAACTGGACGGCGCTGGCGCGTGGACAGCAGATCACGGTCGGCGCGGCGCGCGGCATGTACGAATACCTGACCGCCAACTCGCAGGTGAAGCGCGGACACAAGAAGCTGCCCGACCTCGGCGACGACCACGAGAAGGTGAGCGGCGCGGAGCTGGCTCAGTTCGGCGGCCTCAGGGCGTCCCTGGAGATCCCGTGGTTCCAGGCCCTGGAGCGGTTGCCGCAGGAGGACGTCGCCTACGTGCTGGCGGCTCTGAGGCGGGGCGAGAGCGTCGGTGCGCGCCCGCGCGTGCGCATCAGCACCATCCACAGCGCCAAGGGCGGCGAGGCGGATCACGTGGTGCTACTGACCGAGATGGCGACGCGCACGTATCGGGAGATGGAGACCAACCCGGACGACGAGCGCCGCGTGTGGTACGTTGGAGTGACGAGGGCGAGGCGGCGCCTGACCGCCGTGGACAGCAGGGAGGGGCGCTATTGCCCGTGGATCTGATGTACAGAGCCTATGGCTATCGCGGTCACAAGTACTGCGCTTACTTCTGGCACAACGGCTGGTGGAATTTCGTGCAGTTCGGCATTCACGTAGATTTCTCGGTTCCAAATCTCGAGATCCACGTACCGTTTGGTTTTGTAAGAATCGGCGTGACAGGTGAGTATCGAAACAACAAGAAGGTTCTCAAGCAGTCAGAGGACTCTCAACAGATATACCGCAGGAAATACCGAGAAGCGTGGGAAGCTCTTTCCATGATTCGCGAGACTGTCGAGACTCTTGGACCAGTCGGATGCGTCAGGAATGCCGAGTACCTGGAGCCCTCGTTCATGCACGAGGCGGAAGCGTTGGTAGAAGGGATCGTCGCGATTGGACGGGAGAACGATACATGAAGGTCGTGCGAACATCGAACTACAACATCGAATCCGAGGCCGAGCGTCTCATCGCCGAGAACATCAGCGAGGTGGACGCGATCGCCATGCGGGACAAGCTCAGGAACGACCCGAAGCGCAGCAGCTTCGACTGGTTCGAGGTGAAGCCGGACAGCTATCGTCTGTGGCGTGGCATGGCTGACATCGTGGGAGACGACTGATGCAGTGTTTCTCTAATTTCGACTTCAAGGACAAGGTCTGTGTAGATGATGAAAGTTCGATCATCATGACTGTAGTGGGTTTTTCCTTGTATATGACTGGGCTTCAGATCCAGTGTTCGTGGTTCTCTAACGGAGTACTTCAGGAGGCGTGGTTCCCTGAGTGGAGACTTTCACATAAGAAACGGGAGGAGACATGACGAGAAGAACGTACATAGCTCCTCCAGGCTCGAAGCTGGTCGAGCGTCCGGGGCCTCCGACCACGCTGTCTAACAACCCGCCGGACATCGTGCTCAATCTCACGCACGAGCAGGCGTCCTTCGTCGTCGAGAACTGCGACGCCAACACGCGCATGTGTCTAGCGATGATCATGGGAATCGAGGACGAGAAGATTCCGCTGGAACTCAAGCGCGAGAAGGCGGAGAAGATCGTCGCGATGCAGAAGAAGTTCAACGAGATCCGGGACTTGCTTTTCAAGGCCGGAGCAAAGAGGAAGGAAGAAGACGAATGACACGTGTCATGAGAGACCTGATGCTGGATCTGGAGACCTGGGGAAAGCGCCCTGGCTGCGCGATCCGGAGCATCGGCGCCGTGATGTTCGACCCGATGAGCACCGAGATCGGCGCGGAGTTCTACGTCAACGTCAATCGCGAGAGCTGCGAGGAGGTGGGACTGTTGATCGACCAGTCGACCGCGGACTGGTGGTCGAAACAGTCGAGGGACGCGCAGATCAGCCTTGAGAACGATCAGCGCCACGTTCGCGAGGCGTTCCAGATGTTCCTGAAGTTTGCTCGCGGAAACTACGCGTCTCGTCCGTGGTCCCAGGGCGCCAACTTCGACCAGCCGATCCTGGACGCGGTCGCGATCAAGCTCGGCGTGGTCGATCGCAGGGGAGACCCAGACATGCCGTGGAAGTTCTGGGACTCGCGGTGCACGCGCACTGCGTACGGACTCGCCGGCATGGGTCCGAGCAGCATGCCGCCGCGCGGCGGCACGCATCACAATGCCCTGGACGACGCCAAGCATCAGGCTCGGTGCGTCCAGGTGGCCTATCGTCGTCTCAAGATCAACTCCGAGGAGTAGGTACTATCATGAAAAGATTTGCACTGATCGCGGTTGTTGCATTGCTTCCCTCCGCAGCGATGGCGGCCGATTTCAACGCCCGGATCGTCAACGTCGACGGAACACCTCTCAAGGACGACGCGGGCAAGGAGGTGACTCTGACCGTCCGTACGGTCACGATGAACGCGTTGCTGGCGCCCTACAAGGACGAGAGCGAGCTCCCGGCCGACGAGAAGGTTCGTCGAGGGCGTCTGGCCATGAAGATCTCGAACGGCGAGACCGGCGGAATCGCCGGCGACGACATCGTGCTGATCAAGAAGCTGGTGAACAGGTACTACGCGTCGCCGCTGGTCGTCACGCAGACCTTCGACGCTCTCGACAAGTAGGACGGAGGAAGTCATGAAACGAGCCGATCGGTTCTTCGAGTACGCGAGAGAGCGATACCAGATCCACCTGAACCGGTCGGCTGGACTCCCTCGTCCGTGGACACGGGACAAGATCCTCCAGACCGGAAGATTCTGCAACGTGTTCCGCGAGGACGACCGGACCACGAAGTGGTTCCGCGAGCACGTCCGCGATCCACTGCGGAACCGGCCGGAGGTGCTTCTCGCCACGGTCGTGTTCCGCATGTTCAACCGCATCAGCACCGGCGAGGCGATCTTCTGTCAGACGGACATGGTAGGCATGGGCGGTATGCGCTCTGTCTTCCGTACACGGAGTGACTACGACTATGTCACGGCGTTCGATCTGTTCTTGCACACGGGCAAGGTGGCGCATCTGCGAAGAGCGATCCTCGCGCACTGCGGCTCCGGTCCATATGTGACCGGCGCATATATTATCAGCAGTCCACCGGGGTACACGAAGCTGAACGGTGTGCTCGAGATTCTGAACAAATTTGTCAACAACGACAACGAAGTCAAGTGGCGACAATTCGCCGTGACACTCGCACAGACTTCCCAGCCACTGGAATATGTCTGGGAGTGGTTGTCGTGTCACGACTATCTTGGAAGGTTTCACAGCTACGAGATCGTAACGGATCTTCGTCACACGCGGCTGCTCGAACGTGCTCCAGACATCATGACTTGGGCAAATCCCGGTCCTGGCGCCCGGCGCGGACTCAACCGCGTTCTCGGAAAGGACTACAAGGACAAGACCATGTCCCGCGAGGAGCTGATCGGGGGCATGCGGGAGTTGCTGGTGCTCTCGCGCGGTGCTAGAATGTGGCCCCGAGAGTGGCCGCTCTGGGAGCTGCGCGACGTGGAGCATACTCTCTGCGAGTTCGACAAGTACGAGCGCGTCAGGCTCGGGCAGGGCAGGATGAAGGGGAGATTCCAGTGACAACCATATTCGAAGCATCTTTTCGAGCCAAGATCGTGTCCCTGGAGGAGAAGGTCCGGCGCCGGTACGTGTCGGGCTACGGCCAGGACGCGATCTTCGAGACCGAATCCGAGGGATGGTGGGCGACGTTCGAGGGGTGGCCGGCGAGCATGCGCGTGACGGCGCCGTTCTTCAACCCCGAACACGGGAAGAAGGCCGATTCGCAGAAAATCATCTCGCGCAAGCCGGTCGGACTCCAGATTGGAGACGTGGTCGTTCTCACGCTAAGAAAGGACAACGCATGATCATCGTGATACCGAGTCGCGGACGCGCGAACGCAGTCCGAACGCTCGACAGCATCGAGCACGGCACCTCCGTGAACATCGTCGTGCCGACGACCGAGGCGCAGGACTACGCGAAGGCCGTGCTGGAACATCGCTCAAGATTCGACGTGAAGATCCACGGCGTCGAGTGCAGTCACATCGGCCAGAAGCGCCAGTGGATCATCAACAAGTGGCGAGGCCACAAGATCGTGATGCTGGACGACGACCTCAGGTTCCGACGTCGCTATGCCACGGACGACAGATTCGTGTCCGCGAAGCCCGATGACATTTCTCTCATGATCCGCACGCTCGGCATCGCGCTCGCCACGACGCCGCACGCGGGCATCGCCGACGAGTTCATGTGTCAACACCAGCCGCGCGGGCACAAGGTCGGTGGACGCTACAATCAGGTGCTCGCCTACGACCTCGGACACTACCTGTTCGCGCGCGAGAAGTATTCCCCCGCCTTTCGGCTCGCGATCAACGAGGAACACGACCTCCATCTCCAGCTCGCGCGCTCGGGGTACAAGCCGATCGTCCTCACCGACTGGACAAAGGGAAGCAAGTACAACGCGAGCGGGGGGTGCTCGACTTGGAGAACGCCGGAGTTCGAGCGCGCGGAGTTCGAGAAGTTTGCACGCTTGTGGCCGGACACGGTCAGCATCAACACGGACAACAAGAGCTCGATCTCTGGATGGTCGACTCGTGTTAACTGGGCGAGGGCTTATCGATGATCGTCGTCAACGTGCGTGGCGCGTGCGGCGCCGGGAAATCCACTCTCGTTCGCAGCTACATGAACGATCGCGGTTCGTGCGAGGCGATTCATGTTCTACATCGGCGGAAGCCGCTGGGTTATATTGCCGGCAAGGGTCTGTTCGTCCCCGGACACTACGAGATCCAGAACGGCGGGCTCGACACGATGCTTGATCTGCGGGCGGCGCACGCCTGGATTAGGAAATATCTGGACATGGGGAACGACATTCTGTTCGAGGGCATGAACAACCGCGACGATAAGATCCACCTGAGGGCTCTCCACGACAGGAGGGACGTGGAGCTGCATCTGGTGTTCGTCGATCTGCCGTTGTCCGAGTGCGAAGCGGGGTTCCGGGCCAAGGGGCAGTCCAGGTCCGTGGACTACGTCGGTGTCACGCACCGTAAGGCAATTCGCGAGATTGCGGAGTACCGACGTCTGGGCTACAATGTGCACGTCGGTGACCGGGAGCAGTCGGCCGCCACCGTTCGGCGTCTGTTCGAGGGCGACGCGCAGCAGATCCAGGACTTCTAGGGAGAACTTCAGTGGACATCATCATTCCGACGCGGGGTCGGTGGGACCTCGCTCTCACGTGCGACAGGCTTCCGAGAGAGCTTCGCAAGGATATCTACATCGTCTGTCCGTCCAACGAGGCGCATCGTCACGAGGACATGCGCCCGTGGGCGCGCGTCGTCGTCCAGCAGGACGATGCGATGACGATCGCGGCCAAGCGCGCGCGGATCATGCGCGATTGGCGGGGCGCTGATCGCATCGTGATGCTGGACGACGACCTCCGGTTCTTCGTCAAGCGCGAGGAGGACCCGAAGCGCCTGCGCACGCCGACGGCAGACGAGGTGGTCTACTGGTTTCGGCAGCTCGCCGACATGATCGGACCAGCGCCACAACAGTACGCACACGCGGGATTCGGCTCGCGTCTGTTCAACAACGCGAAGGAGCCCGGCTGGCAGCACGCCAAGCGGATGCAGTACGTTCTGGGCTATCACCTGCCGACCGTGCGTCGCGAGTGCGACCTCAGCGGCAGGATCGAGACCCGCGAGGACATGGACTACGTTCTTCAGCTTCTCAGGAAGGGCTATCCCAATGCCGTTTGTCACACCTTCGTCGCCGAGCAGTCAAACGAATACGCCGCTCGCGGCGGCTGCACAGGACAGCGGAGCACCGCGTCTTCAGACGCTGACGCCGAACTCCTTTCGTGCCTTCATCCGGGACTCGTCCGCGTGGTCCGCAAAGATTACAAGGGCCATCCCCGCAACGAAGTGGTCATTCGATGGGAGGCCGCCCTTCGAGAAGGGCAGAAGCGGGAGCAGGATGGATCTGGCGGTGATCAAGCAGGGGCCGAAGTGCGCGGGTCAGCTCGAGTATCTCGATCGTCTCGCCGCCGTCGCGAGTGATCGCGTTCCGGAGATTCTGGCGCGATGGGATGACGGCTTCGCGATGGAGCTGCTGCTGCCGTGTCCTACGGATCCGGAGTGGGCGTCCGAGGCCGCGTACATCGCCGCGGCCTCGTTCTGGAATCATCGTCCGGCAGTGTCTGTGTCAACGGCAGAATGGCGCTCCTGTCTTCGGGATACTCTCGAGATCGAAGCGCCGGACTGGACGTGGATCGGAGAGCGCCCGTGCGCCGTGCACGGCGACCTCACGCTCTGCAACACCATGCTCCGGCAGACCGAACACGGTCGGACGATGGTGTTCGGCGACCCGGTCTACCCGGAGCGCGTTCCGCAGATCGCTGTCGTCGATCAGGCGCGCATCGTCCAGTCCATGATGGGCTGGGAGATCATGACGGGCTACCAGACGGAGCACGTGGTCTGGCACGAGCCGAGCTTCCTGTACGTCGGCAACAACACGATCCCGAGAATTGCTTTCTGGGTCTTCGTGATGATGTCCAGGATCGCGGCGTCGCCGAACGCTCTGGAAGAGCGAGTCTGGGCGTCGCACATCCGAGACCAACTGAGGGAGCACTTGTCGTGAACAAGTTCAGACTGATCGTCCCAGCCGCCGGAACCAGCCGGCGATTCCGCGACGCGGGCTACGCGACCCCGAAACCAGATCTCGTGATCGAGTTCAACGGTGAGAAAAAGAAGATGCTGGACTGGGTTCTCGACGAGATCCCTTTCAGCGCGGTCGGTCCGGTCGTGATCGCAGCTCATCCACACTCCGTCGGACCCGACGCCCCGCACTGCTCGATCGTCGTTCACAACTCGCGGGGGCAGGCGCACGCCGTACTGTGCGCCCTGGACGCCACGACACCGGAACGATTCGCTGACGTTCCGGTGCTCGTCATGAACTGCGACATGGTGATCTGCCTCGAAGACATTGTGCGCACGTGCGAACAGGTCTCCTACAATAGTGCCGACGTCGGAATTCTCACGACGGAGTCCAAGTCCGAGGCATACTCCTACGTGAACAGCTTCCCGTTCCCCACGCGCTTCGCGGAGAAGCGCGCGATCAGCGCCCACGCCATGGTCGGCGCGTGGGCATTCCGCTCGTCTCGTCAGCTCCGCGACGCGCTTCAGTTCGTGTGTCGCAATCACAACGAGCCGTATCTGTCGGCGGCGCTCGCCAAGATGAGCGCTGTGTTCAAGTGCGCGCACGCGAGTTCGTTCCTGGACTGGGGAACGCCAGAGAGCATCGCGGCGTCCGGGGCCAGAATCGTGGATGGAGACGCAGCGTGAAGAAGCCCATCCTGATCGGCATGAACAATCCGATCTCGAGCGAGGACGGACATCAGCTCTATCCTTATCCGGAGGGCTGCACGGGTCACCGACTCTGGAAGATGCTACAGGGTCGGCTGCCGCATGTCTCGCGCCGCGCGTACCTCGAGACGTTCGAGCGGCGCAATCTCGTCACGGGACGGAGCTGGAGCAGTGCCCTGGGACGCGACGAGGCCGCGCGCATAAGCGCCGAGCTGTTCGGCGTTGACCGTGTCGTCGTGCTGCTCGGCGAGGACGTGCGTCGGTGCTTCGGCCACCCCCGACTGCTGATCGAGCCGCAGATAATCGGTGGGACCACGTGGCGACAACTCCCGCATCCGAGTGGTAGAAATATGTGGTACAATAGTTCGAGGCACCGCGAGCTCGCGGGGCTTCTTCTCGAGGAACTCTTTGTCCAATTCAACGGAGGCAAGAATGTTCAAGAGGGCTGATTGTTCGTGCGGCCAGAATGGAGAATTGAGTGCTCGTCTGTGCGTCGCTGCGCAGATGGTCAGAAGCGCGTTCGTCGATTCGGCATCCTCCTGCGGTCTGTGCGCCGACGCCGGTGACGAGTATCTGAAGACGGTCATCCTGGCGCTGATCGTTCAGGGATCTATCGGTGGCACGGTCATCGATCCGGGATCTCCGGAGGCCAGGAACGAGTTCGTCAGAGTTGTCACCGGCATGGAGAGCGAGTTGATCGGGGAGTACGATCAGTTGGTCGCCGTGCTCGGTGAGATCACGCCGGAGACACGGGAGCATATGTTCATGCTCAAGGAAGTCGTCAAAAAGCTTCAGAAGAAGGGAGTCTAGCTCATGTTTGTCATCGAAGGATACGACGTCAACGAGATGCTGTCGCTCGGAGCGATCATGCTGGCCGAGATCGGTCACCGCGAATCCAGCCGGGCGGGCGACGTGATCGTCGCGCCGTTCCCGGTCGTGTCGGTCTACGAGAATCCGACGCGACGCGTCCTCATGTCGCCGACGCGCGACGCCAATCCGTTCTTCCACCTGATGGAGAGTCTGTGGATGCTCGCAGGTCGCGACGACTCCGCGTTTCTTGACGTCTACGTCCGAGACTTCGGATCGCGCTTCGCGGAGCGTGGCGGCGTGATCCACGGCGCTTACGGCAAGCGATGGCGCGGCGGGCTGGGCATCGATCAACTTCGCGTCGTGGTCGAGAAGCTCCGGCGCAATCCTCAGGATCGTCAGTGCGTGATACAGATGTGGGACGTGGGGCCCTTCTCGCTGCCGACGCAGGAGCCCGAGATCTACCGGGCTGATCTGACCGGCAACTGGAAGGATCGGCCGTGCAACACGCACGTCTATCTTCGCGTGCGCGGCGACGGAGAATTCCAGATGGAGCACGATGGGACTGAATGTCGTGGTCTTGTTCTCGATCTGACCGTCTGCTGTCGCAGCAACGACATGATCTGGGGCGCGTACGGCGCCAACGCCGTTCACTTCAGCGTGCTCCAGGAATATCTCGCCGGCCGCATCGGAGTCGGCGTCGGCAAGATGTATCAGTTCTCGAACAACTTCCACGCCTACGTCGGCGCTCTCGATCGTCTCGGGAGTCCCGAGGATCTCGTGGCGGAGTACCAGCGTCTGCTACCGATTCCGGATTCCACTCCGATCGGCGATGCCTGGGACGCGTGGGACGACGATCTCCGGGTGTTCATGACGTGGCACGACAATGCCTTCGCGTCTCTGATCCCGGACTTCTCGAACGCGTGGTTCTCCGACGTGGCGTGCACTGCGGCGCTGGCTCACGCGCATCACAGACGCGGCGAGCGCGAGGAGGCGATTACACAGGCTCTCCAGATCCAGGCACCGGACTGGCGCGAGGCGTGCGTCGCGTGGCTCGGCAGGAGATACGCGAAGTGAGCAGTGATCTCAACGTCTCGGAGGATCCGAGAGCCGGCCTCGAGCTGACGCGTTATCACTCGTGGCCAGTGCATCGACGGCAGTCCGTCGGCGAGCACAGTGCGCAGATCATGCGCATTCTGCTCACCGTGTGGCCGGACTGCCCCCGCAGAATGCTGGTGCACGCCGTCACGCACGACATCGGCGAGATGGCGGGCGACGTGCAGTACCCGTTCAAGCAGCGTATCTTCGGCATGAAGGCGGCGCACGACATGGCTGAGCGCGTGGTTCGTGACGACATGCGTCGTGTCTTCGGTCTTCCGAAGGATCAGGTGCTCACCGAGTTCGAGGAGAGCGTCTTCAAGATCGTCGAGTTCATCGAGATGTGGGAGTACGGACTCCGGGAGATGAACATGGGCAATCGCTACGGCCGGGTGATCGCAGCGCGATGCATCCTGGCCGCCAGCAAGCGACTCGAGGAGCTCGACCCGGTCGCAGCGTCCAGGAGCCCCGAGCTGCGGCCGGCGATCATGAGCTACGTGAACACGAGAACCAAGTGGGAGGGAGTCTGATGGCGAAGACATCGAAACCACCGATCAAGTTCAAACTGAACGACGGAGCACTTCAGCTCATGATGATCGAGCAGATACTTCGCAATCAGCGAACGGCGTTCTACATGATTGCCCGCACGTGCGGCCAGAACGTGGAGATGTACGACGCGTACATGGAGCGCGTCGACGAGACGGACGAACTGCTCAAGCAATTGGAGAAGTAGCACGTGACACACGACATGAGACACCTGGACTTCATCCGCATCGTGGCCGACGAGGACGTTCGCTACGTCGACGAGAAGGACCGCAGCTACGGCGGTAGCTGGAAGCGCAGCGGCGGCCGCAGCGCGTGGTTCATGCTGCGGCGGAAGATCGACAGGCTGCTGGAGTTCATGCGGAAGCCCGATACGCCGGAAGTTTTCAATCTGAAGAACGTAGACGACTCCCTGAAGGCAATCGCCGAGGGAAGGTATGAGAAGACAGGTGGTGCCGCGCGCTCTGATCTGCGCGTGGCATTCCCAGGCGTGCGCGAGGCGATGTACGATCTGTTCAAATACCTGCGCGACTGCTACCTGTCCGAGAACATCTTCGCCCGGATCAGGGAGAACCCGGACGGCAGCGACGGCACCGTGCTCGCCGAGGTGCGCGACCTGCGACGCTACCTGATGCTCGTCGAGGCCGAGATGATGGCGCGGGGCGTGGTGGCGGTGCCGCGACTCGCAGTGCGAGGTCAGATAGAACCGCAGCCCGTCGTCGAGCGCGCGCCCGCCGTGCCGTTCAGCGAGCAGCACTGGAACGAGTCCTCGGCGCAAGAGCGCCGGGTGCCGCGCTTCTCGTCCGAGGGCGAGCGCTTCGTGGACGCTGGGCAGCGCGGCGCGATGAGGGAGGCGATGACGACACACGCCTCGATGATCCCCCAGAATCAGACCCCAGAAGAAGGTGTCGCGTCAAACGGAACTTCAGTCGAAGAGGAGATCGTCCACAGTCCACCACACGTCGTCTCCGCGGAGTGGTTCCGTAAGAACCACATCGAGGACGACTACGTCGCGGTGTTCTGGACTCTACGCGCGCCAAATGTCTATGTCCTCGATCCCTTCGTGGACTCCTACGTTCTGCCGCGCGCGCTGCGCACCTCGTATCTGATCGGGAAGGACTTGAAGTCGTGGGTCATAAAGATCGCGGACGTTCCCGAGAAGTTCCGAGACTTTTTCCCGTGTCTCCAGCGCGAGGTCAACGCTGTCCACCACGACACACTGCCGGAGTGGCAGAAGTCGATGTACGAATGGGTCGAGGGCGAGACCAAGTTCGTTCTCTCTGCCAACTACTCCAAGTGGAGCGAAACGTGATGCCGCTCAACTACGAGATGATCTACAAGATGCGCCAGCACCAGGAGAGGATCTGGCAGAAACGTCGCGCCGTGACCCAGGCCGACGCCGACGTGAAGACCGCGGAGCTGACATTTCGCAGCGAGTGCGCCAAGAACTCTGGAATCCAGGAGTCGGATCTCCATTTCTCCAGCGAACACTGCCGCGCGGAGGGCATCGCGCACCACGTGTATCACATTCGGGTGCGCGGCGCTCCCAACGGCTCGACCGAGAACAAGTGCATATTCTGCGGGTGCGACAACTTCGATGACGGAGTGAGCTGATGGAACCCGATGCGATCAAACTTTTCAACGAAAGAAAGCTCTCGATCCATGATACCGAGATCGTGGCGATGATCTCGACAGCGATCAGTCTTCGTCGCATCGCCGACGCACTGACCGAGTGCCCGTCCGACCGGTCGAGCCTTCTCCAGACTCTGCTGAGCATCGACACCGCGCTTGCCAACGTCCCTCGCTAGAACTAGACTTGGTGCATGACAAAGATCATTCGACCACGCAAGCAGCACCTGGATCCCAACCAGATCCCTCTCATCACGCCGGACAGCGACTGGAAGCCGCCAACAGAGCTTCCGCCGCTGACCGGCGTCGACGAGATCGGCATCGACGCGGAGTGCAAGGACGGCGGACTCGCGGCCAGGATCGGACCCGGATGGGCGACGAAGAACGGCTACGTCTGCGGCGTGGGCGTGTCCTGGCGACAGGGGCGCGAGCGTCACAAGATGTACGTGCCCGTGCGCCACCCGGACACTCAGAACCACGACCACGGGCAGGTCGGCCGCTGGATCGAGCATCTCTTCCAGACGAAGCGCTGCGTCTTCTTCAACGCCGGATACGACATAGGTTGGATCGGCGCCGAGTGGAACGTCCCCCCGCCCCGCGTGATCCACGACGCATCGGCCGCCGCGTTTCTAATAGACGAGAATCGCGACGACCTTAGTCTCGACGGATGCTGCGAGTGGCGGGGGGTGCCCGGGAAGGACACGCAGAAATTGCGAGAGACCGCGGTGATCTACGGCGTCCCGGCGAAGGACGCGGTGGCCAACATCTGGCGGTTCCCGGCTCGGTACGTCGCCGAGTACGGTGAGCAGGATCCCGAGTCCACGCAGGATCTGATGGACAGCCTGCGGCCGGAGCTCAACGAGCAGGGACTTCTGCGTGCGTACGCCTACGAGATGCGGCTGATCCCCATCATCCGCGCGATGAGACAGCGCGGCATACGCATCGACGTGGACCACGCCATGCGGCTGCGCGACGATCTGCGTGCGCGCGGGGACCGGGCGCTGGATCTGCTGGGGAGTCATCTGGGGCTGCGGCGGGCGGCCACGCTCGAAGAAATAAGACAGCGCCACTGGCTCCTGAGGATGTTCGAGCAGGAGGGCCAGAGCTACCAGACCGAGTACGACGAGGATCGAGACGAGGACGTGGCCAGCTTCAACAAGAGCTGGATGCGGCGCGCGGAGCACTGGCTTCCCAGGCTGATCGCCGAGGCGAAGCAGTGCCACGAGGTCGCGGACAAGTTCGTGCAGAGCTATCTCCTGGACTTCGCGCATCGGGGCCGCGTGCACGCCTCGTTCAACCAGTGGAAGACCGAGCAGGGCGGCACGCGCAGTCACAGGTTCTCCATCGTGGACCCGCCCCTTCAGCAGGCGCCGTCGCGCGGCGAGCAGTTCGACGGCTGGGATCTGACGGCCGACATCGCGAAGGAATATCGAACGTCGTTCGTTCCGGAGAAGGGAGAGCTCTGGTTCTCGCCTGACTACTCGCAGCAGGAGTATCGTCTCATCGTCGCGGACGCGGCGCGCGAGAATCTCGCGAAGGCGCGCGCGGCCGCGAAGCTGTACAGGGACGATCCGAGTACGGACTTCCATAATCTGGTGGTGCACTGGACTGGCCTCGGTCGGCGACACGCGAAGGACTGCAACTTTGCGAAGGCGTTCGGCGCGGGAATTCCAAAGTTCGCGACCATGATCAGCAAGTCCGTCGAGGAGGCGGGCGCCATCATGGGAACGTACGATGAGGAGCTTCCATTCGTGAAGGAGCTCGGCAAGCTGTGCGCCAAGCTGGGCGACACGCGCGGATTCATCAAGCTGATCGACGGTGCGCGGTGCCACTTCGACAAGTGGGAGGCCTCGTGGCTCGATCGGGGCGAGTGGAAACGCGGTCGCGAGGAGGGCTGGAACATGGGACCGTGCAGCCGCGAGGAGGCCGAGCAGCGCGCGGGCACCGAGGGGCATCCGTGGCATCGCAAGCGACTGCGGCGCGCGTTCACGCATAAGGCGATGAACCGACGCATCCAGGGCAGCGCCGCGCGACAGATGAAGATGGCGATGGTCGAGTGCGGCGAGAACGTCGCGATTCCCGTCCTGCAGATGCACGACGAACTGTCATTCTCGCTGCTAGACGAGAAGAAGGGTGAACAGATCGTCGAGATCATGAGGACGGTGCATACGTGCGACGTTCCGTTCCAGGTGGACGCGGAGTGGGGCATCAACTGGGGCGACGCGAAGCACACGTTCGCCGAGGCGATGAAGAAACTGAAGGGGAAAAGGAAGGAAGGGCGAAAAAATGCGTGAACCCTGCACGATATCGATACAGACGACCGACAAGGATCTATTCGACGCGCTCGTCGAACAGACAAAGAATCAACAGATAACTCGGATAGGAAACAAGAACTACTTGTTAGTTAGTGCCCACGTGTATACGAGATACGGAATCAATCTTGGAAATGCTTCCATCGAACTCATGGAAGTTGTCGAATTTTCGGATTCCCAGCAGTCACTGGCGCAGCCCCTGCGCTACCTACCGTAGCGCAACAATATTTCAGGACAGGGCGGAGCACGGAGGAGTTTGTTCTTCCACCCCGGAGTGCCGTACCGGCGGATCATGCCGCTCCTGGCGGGCTCCGGGCGCTCCACGGAGGAGCCGTGGCACCCGCGGCGGCCCGGCCGGGTGCCCCAAAAGCGGTACAAAACGGGTACGGCGGCCCGGCCCGGCCGGGCCGGGGCCAAAGATTTTTCGCCGCCCACGGAAGATTTTCCTTGTGCTACCCGTAGCAGTGCGGGATACTCAAGTCACGGCGGGGGCGCTACTGGCCCGCACAAATGGGGCACCGCCCCGCCGTACCGACACGGTACACGTTCCTACATCTGCCGTGCGCGTCTAAGGCGCGCACCATCGACCGCCCCAAGTGCGAGAAGCCGGGGTATGGGGTTAAGCAGCGGGGGCGGGGTGGTTTCCGGCGGGCTCGTGAGAATCGGGCGAGGAGTTGGCAAACGTACGGCGCCGCCAGCGGGCAACTGCTGCGGCGCCTTGGCTTGCCAACGGTGGTAAGGTGAGAAGAGGAATCCGAACGATGGACGAAAGAAAAGAAATTATCGAGGCTGCAATTCGCGGTATCGAGGAATACATGCGCGACGTGCACGGCGCGCGCGTCGTGAAAAGCGTCACGAAGAACGACAACCACTGCTTCGCGGTCGAGCTTTGCGACGGCACGACACTGCACTTCGACACCATGCACATTTAGCAAACGGACGGGGCAGCAGCGCTGCCCCGTGGCTTGCTAATGGTGGCAAGGTAGAAGAGGGCCGAACGATGGCAATGACCCGGAAGCAGATTCTGATCCTCCTGCGCAAGCAGGAACTCCTGTCGTACAGGAGCGGCAAGTGAGCAGCCGCACCGCATTCGAGCGGCTGCGCGCCGACCCGCGCTTCGAGGCCCTGCGCCTCGACACGGTGCGGCGGCAGGACGAGGCGCGCTCGCGCGTCGAGGCTGGCATTCGTGCCGCCGTGATCTGCGAGGACTGCGGCAAGCCCGGCGCGGGCAAGCCGCGCGGCGGCACGGAGCACGTTTTGTGCGCCCGCTGCTGGCAAGCCAAGTGAGAGGAGAACTGACAAGCACAAGTCCGAGCGCCGGCACTGCCCGGCGCTCCAGCGTGTGCTTCTAACATTCAACCTCAACGGAGGCCGAGCGATGGCCGAACTTACTGCTCCCGTCGCGGAGCTCAAGACGCTGTTGCCCGTGCTTCTCGAGAAGGAGAAGGCCGGACTGATCAAGGGCGGAAGCCACGCGAAGGCGGTGGACCTCGTCCGGTGGGCCGAGGCCGGCCGCCTCATGACCGAGCCGCAGAACCTGTTCGTGGGGCGGCTTCTCAACCGCGCCAAGCGCCGCTCGCGCGGACTGGCGCAGATCAATATCAACGCGACGGCCGCGCCAGCACCGCAGATCAACGTCGACGCGATCGTGGATCAGGTGATCCAGCAGATCGGGATACTGAGCGTGGATCCGGGCGCGGTCGCGCTGGCCGTGGACACCGCGCTCGAGAAACGCGTGCCGCGTCGGGTCGAGATCACGATCGCCGCCGAGGGCAGCAAGCCGCGTCGGCTGAAGGACGAGCCGCGCCACTCGCAGTTCGAGCGGCTGATCCGCGCCGCCACCACGCGCGTCGGTGAGTTTGCCCCCGGCATCTTCATGCAGGGCGAGGCGTCCAGCGGCAAGACCACGGGATGCCGTCAGGCGGCGGAGGCGCTCGGTCTGGCGTGGCACTTCAACGGTGCGATCTCCATGCCGCACGAGATGCTTGGCTTCATCGACGGCGCGGGCAAGTACCACCGCACGCCGTTCCGCGAGGCGTACGAGAAGGGTGGATGGTACACCTTCGACGAGGTGGACCGCTCGGACCCCGTGGCGCTGCTGGCGGTGAACCCGCACCTCGCGAACGGCGTGGCCACGTTCCCCGACAAGCAGGTGAAGCGTCACCGGGACTGCATCATCACGTGCACGGCGAACACGTGGGGGCTCGGCGCGGACGCCAATTACAGCGGCGCCACCAAGCTGGACGCGGCGTTCCTGTCGCGGTTCCCGGTTCGCATCGCCTGGGACATCGACCCGGTTCTCGAGGAGGCCATCGTCGGAGCCGGACCATGGCTGAACCGCGTGCGCGCCGCGCGCCAGCGTGCGCGGGCGGCCGGACTCAGGGTCATGATCGACGTGCGGGCCGCGCAGGCTGGCGCGGCGCTGATCGCGGGCGGGTTCAGTCAGGACGAGGCCGCGAGCATGACCTACTTGGCCAATCTCAAGCCCGAGCAGCGTCGGCAGGTAGAGGGGAGCATCTGATGATCGGGGTTCTTAAACAGAGTTCGATCCCGGAGGTGCTGGTGTCGCAGCCAAGCGCCTTCGACCGCTTTCTTGTTCTCAACGACTGGGAAGAACTGAAAGAAGCCGTAGAGAAATCGCGGCTGGGCTTATCTACAGTCCAAGCCCGCGAACTCTTGAACGGGAATCTCGATCTCGCTGAGAAGTCCGAGAAGTTCATGTCCAAATTCGAGGACGACGTATTCTCCGGTCGGGGCTGGAACACAGTCAACGACGTGGTGGGAGGCGTCCCCAATGTCCCGGCCATGCTGGCGGGGCACCCGCTCAGCATGCGGCGGCGCGAGCGAGCCACCACGCACACGGGTCCACTGACCATGCTCCTGGAGCTGACCGGGTCTTCCGGCGTGGCAGGCATGCGGACGCAGCGAGGCGCGGCCATGCTGGCTCTCGCGCGTCTGCTCTCCAACGTGCGGCCGGTGGAGATGTACATTCTTGTCACGCTGGGTTCCCACAGCAGGATGAACATGACCGCCCTGCGCGTGCAGACGGCGCCGCTCGATCTGTCCCACGCTGCCGCGCTCCTGTGCGGAGACGCGGCGTTCCAGGGGCTCTTGAACATAAGCATGACTCTGGTCGGTGGCGGCTCGTGGAGCTACGGCGACGAGAGAATGGAGCGACGATGGAGCGGCGAGGCACTGAGACGCGTAATCTGTCCGTCGGCCGAGATGCTCTTTATCCCGGCCGCGTTCTTCGGCGACAGCTTCAGGGACCCGGAAAAGTGGGTCCGGGACATGCTTAGAAAGTACGGCATGAACGCCGCTACTCAGGAAGAGGAGAACTGATCGCGGCCGATCGCCGCCCCGACAACTACACGACCAACTGATCATCGACGAGCGCCGCAGCGCGGCGCTCCACGATGCTCGGGCGAGCATCCGGCCCATGACGTGCGGCAACCCGCGACGTAGTCGCGGACTTGCGCGGCCCAGCACGGCAGGCAGCACACACCGTGACGCTGCCACTTGGCTGTTACGACTACCCCAAGCACGGGAGAACCACCATGACGAGCACCAAGAAGATCGAGATCACTGAGACCGACAAGATCGAGGTGGTGAAGAAGGAGAACCCGCGCCGCGAGGGCAGCAGGGCGCACGATCGCGCCGAGGCGGTGCTCGCCGCCAACGGCAAGCTGGTGCGCACCGCGCTGACGCGCGGAGCCCGTCCGAGCACCATCCGCCACCTCGTCGAGGCTGGGCTGGTGCGGCTGGTGCGGGCGGCCCCGGCGAAGCGCGCGGCGTGAAGCCGCGTGTCCACCACGCTCCACGGGAGAACAGCCATGAGCAGCCCCAACCGATGTCTGATGAAATCGATCAAGCTCGGATACCTCCACGAGAAGTGGCAGGTGATCAGCGTCCGTAATTCCACGAGCTACCTGCCCGGCGAGCACCTGACGCTGAAGGTGGTCAACGTGCTGTGCAGCAGCCCAGAGTGGGACGTTACGACAGTCCCGCTGAACCTCAACTGAGCCAAAGGAGGTCGAATGATGGCCGAGAAGCCGAAGACGAAGAAGAAACCGGCGGAAGCGCCGCTGTCGCGCATGAAGAAACAGCCCGCTCCACCATCCCTGGAGTGGGAGGAGGTGGTGCGCAACGGCATCTGGAAGACCACCACCGTCCCGGACGGCGACAAGTGCACGGCCAGCATCAAGCGAAGCAGCCTCAACTCCGACGGCTCCTACAGCTTCTACTGCTATCGCAACGCCCGCGTCGTGGGCATCACCCGCGACCTGGAGGACGCCAAGAAGCGCGTGGCCTCCGGCGAGATCTCGGACAACAAGGCGATGCTGGACTACATCACCAACCACGCCTTGGAAATCCCCCCGTTCCTGCTGCTGTCCGAGGACGAACGCCGCGCCGTGCGCAGCAGCTACCCGTACGCCGCGCCGACCGAGGCGCGAATGCGCGGCCACGCCGCCGCGCGGGGCGGGGGGCGCGACCCGGCGACGAGGCCGGGGCCGGACGCCCGCGATCTGTCGGACCCGAGCACGGTGCGGTTTCTCGAGTACAGGGCGCGGGTCGAGGCCGCCAGCGCGGCGGGCGGAGCCGCAGAGAGCAGCCCGGCCAGGGGCGCACCGACGGTGCGGGGCGGCAAGAAGGCCGCGCTGAGCAGCCCCGGAGCGCGGCTCAGCCTCGTCGGCAGTCCGGAGAACCCCGGCAAGCCGGGCAGCAAGCGCCACGCGGGTTACAAGATCATCCTGGACGCCGCCGCGGCCGGGCAGACGGTCGCCGAGGCGCTGGCGGCCGGGGCAGATCCGCTGCGACTGGGCAAGTGCGTGGCGCGCGGGCTGGTGGAGCTGAAGCAATGAAATATCGGGTGGACTACGTCACCCGCTGCGGCAAGCGCGGCGTGTGGCACTACGAGATCGAGGCGTATGATCTGCAGGAGGCGCAGCGCATGTGTCTCCGCGACATGAAACAGGCGGAGGATCATCTCCGCCGGAACCACGATCTCCAACTGCGCAAGCTGGTGCTCGTCCAGGTCGTCGAGCACGACGTCGCGGACGTGATCGCGGCGAATTCGAGGAGAAAGTGATGGGAGAACAGAGGGAATACAATCAGAAGAAGATGTTCTACGTCGGACAGCAGATCATCTGCTTCGACGACGAGTTCGACAGCGCGTGGTGGCGGACGCACGGTCAGAGCATCACGCGTCCGACGGCTGGCGTGCGATATCGCGTTCGCGGCTACGTGGACCCGCCGCCCGCGTACGAGATGGCGGGACCGCCGTGCCTGCTGCTCGTGGAGATCGCCAACGTCGCGGTGGACTACGTCTTCGGGGTGCGAAAATTCCGCGCCGAGGCCGCGTTCTCGCAGGAGCGGTTCGCGCCGGCGACCGACATCTCGGACCTGTGCGAGGTCGCGCGAGACGCGGAGACGTGCGCGTTTCTGATCAACGGCGAGACCAGGGGCTGGGATCGCAAGAGGAGGCGCGTTGTCTGATGCAGACGTTCCTGCCCTGCGCGAACTTCAAGCAGTCCGCGCGCTGCCTCGACCGCCAGCGGCTCGGGAAGCAGCGCCTGGAGTGCAGGCAGATCCTTCAGGCGCTCACCGTGCCCGGCTCCGGCTGGGCGCACCATCCGGCCGTTCTCATGTGGCAGGGTCACGAGGGCTGTCTCGTTCGGTACATGGACGAGATCGTCCGGGAGTGGACGCGGCGAGGCTACGCAAACTCGATCAAGGTTCCGTGGATGCTCGTCCACGCCGACAATGATCATCCGCCGCCGTGGTTCGGCGACGAGGCGTTCCACCGGTCGCATCGCAGCAATCTGCTGCGCAAGGCGCCCGCGCACTACGGGCAGTTCGGCTGGACCGAGCCGCCCGATCTCGAGTACGTCTGGCCGGTCAGCCCGACCGGACGCGCAGTATCCACAGCGTCAACCCACACGGAGAAGAATCAGATGGCCAAGAAGAACCAGACCACGACCGACGGCACTCCGGCGATCGTCGCCGCCGACTTCAACAGTCTCAATCTGCTCGGGTTGCAGGACATTCACAGCCAGATGCTGGCGACCGCGTCCGATCTCGGCTACGAGCCGCCGGAGGACGTTCTGGTCGAGATCGAGGACGTCGATCTCGGTCGCGTCGTCTGTCAGCGGCTGCACGACGCCCTGACCGAGCACCGCGAGAGAATGGCCCTTGCCACTGCCTCCGGGGAGGCGTACAAGGGAACCCAGCACGGCAACGACGGCGAGGAATCGTCGGAGAAGACCGCCAAGCGGGCGGCTGGTAGCAAGAAGTCCAAGTCCAAATCCAAGCCGGAGGCGACCGCCCCGGCCAGCAACGAGAAGGAAGATACCGTGGCGACCACCGAGAAGAAGGCTCCGGCCAAGAAGGCCGCGAAGAAGGCTCCGGCCAAGAAGGCGGCTAAGGCGGCTCCCGCCAAGAAGGCGACCAAGGCCGAGAAGGCGCCGAAGCGCACCAAGATCGACGAGACCGCGAAGATCAACTGGATCCGCACCGCAGAGGGCAACGGCGCCCGCGAGGGCACGCCGCGTCACGAGCGCCGCGAGCTCCTGCGCAAGCACAGCGGCAAGACCGTCAAGACGTGGCTGGCGGCGGGCGGCGAGCCAGCGACCCTGAAGCGCGCGATCGCCGACAAGGACGTGAAGCTCGAGGGCGGCAAGGCGGCCTGACCAGCGAGATCCACTCAAACCACGAGGCGGACCGGCAGAGATGTCGGTCCGCCTTTTTCGTTTCTGAAGAACCGAGACCGGGAGCGACGAATGACGGAGAACAAATTCCTCGGCCGAAGATACGACGGCAAGAAGTCGCCGCTCGGCGATCAGCCGTCGTGGGACAGACTCCAGGCGCGCGTACTGAGCGGCACGCTGTCGGACGCGCTGCTGCACGGCAGCGACGAGGACGTCGTGAGGATGGCCGGACACGACGACGTGGTGCTGCCGCTGCGATCGGTGCGCGAGGCGCTCGTCACGCTCGGTGTCACGCCGGAGCAGTTCTCGAAGCTGGCGCCCGTGCTCCAGGACAGAATCTCCAACGACGTCGCGCGCGAGGGCAGGCGCCTTCTCCGGGAGAATCACCCGGAGCTTCAAGCGCAGCTCCAGTCCGGCATGGAGGACTTCGACAGGAGAAAGGCGCGCACCGAGCTTCACAGGTCGCTCGTCGCGTGGTCGTCGGGGCCGCTGACGCTCGAGAAGCCGAACGGCAGCAGCTACCACCTTCTCGAGAAGTACGACCCGGGATTCACTCCGGCGATCGACGACGAGTTTGGTCGACCGCAGTCGGTGGTCGTGCAGAACGACTGGGCTCGCGTGATGGCCGGAAAGGACCCCGGCGGAGAGATCAGAATGCCGTTCCCCCGCGCGTGCTGGGAGTTCCGCGTCAGCGGCGTGCGCGTGCTCGCGATCGTCTCGTGCACTCAGGTCCGGGACCCCGTCCTGTTCTGCGTCTACGGCCGCGACCACGTCTGGGTCGCCGACGACTACGTCTACATCATCAGCAGCACGGGCAAGCTGATGCGCGGACCGAACCCGGAGCGCCACCGCGACGCGGTCGAGTTCCGGCGCGTGAGCGATCTGGTGTACGCGCAGATCAGGGCGTGCTGCATCCTCATGGAGGTCGGTGCGGTGCACCGCGAGGAGGTGACGCCTTCCGCCAAGATCGTGCAGGCGCAGACGAGGCGCGGACATCCCGCTCCGCGCTCTCATCTCGTCGTGCGGTTGGCACCACGCGCGCGGGCGCACTACCCCGAGCAGCGGCGCCGCACCGGCTCCCCGGAGGCTCGGGCTCCTCAGCGCGGCCACCTGCGGCGCGGCACCTGGGTCCACTACCAGGACGTGGACAGCGGCGACGAGCCGTGGGCGAACGACGGCGGCTTCTGGCTCTCGCGCACGTGGCGGCCGTGGCACTGGGCCGGCGACCTGAACCGCATGATCGACAGGGAGTACAGGCTGTGACAGATCGGAGCCTGGAACGAACAAGACAGGAGGGACTCCGCGCGTTCGTGCCCGGAGTCGATCCAAAAATGAGGAACCCGTATCGGGGACTCGCGCTCGAGAACTGGTCAAGATACTGGATGCTAGGCTGGGACGAGGCCGCGCGTCGTCACGAACTGACAATTCTCGACGAGAATCACCGCACGGAAGAGAAGCTGGACGAGTTCGTCCGTCTCTACGAGCTTGCGAAGGCGAGGGGACTGATATGAAGATCATCGATCTAGGACACCCGCGCCCGTGGCGCTACGGGAAGCCCGAAAACAGCGGAGACAACTGGGCACCATGCGCGGAGTGCGTCGAGCCGACCGAGTGCGGCTCGTGGGCAGCGTGCGAGAAGAACCTCCCACCACGTCAGCAACAGGAGAGAAAATCGTGAAACTGGAACCCTGCAAGACCGCGATGGCCGACTTCCTCCTGAAGTACGACAGCGACATCGTGGCCGCGACGTTCACGCACGCCGAACTGGAGTTGTTGATCCAGCAGGCAGATATCCTGCTCGCACCACCGCGCGTCAAGTTTGACCGCGAGGCCAGCACGCCGCAGACTCGCGCCATATGCGTTCTCAGGGCGTGGTCGCGGCGTCCGGGAATGCTTCTCGACGAGCGATCCAGCGAGTATCTGAAGTACGTCGCCGACGAGTTCGAGCAGGCACACCGCCTGATGATCCAGCGCTACGACGAGATGCCGTGGCGTCCCATCGCGGAGCTCGACGAGACCACGCGCCACGGCGACGAGGCGGGCTTCCTGCTGCTGGCGCCCGAGCTGGTCGACCTCGACTGCAACGTGCACGGCGTGGGCATGGGCTACTTCCAGGACGACGGACTCTGCAACTTCATGACGCAGGAGCAGTGCGACGCCCGCGATCGCGACAAGGACCACTCGTGCTGGATCGCGGGCAAGTGGTCCATGCAGAACGACGAGTGGCACGAGGTCGTCGTGCGTCCGACGCACTATCTCAGGCTGAGGGGAATCGAATGAGCGACGACTGGCGAACGCTCCGCGTCGTGATCCAGGTCCGGGTCAGCGACAAGGTGTACGGCGAGAACGATCTGCGTCACGACATCGAGTGCGCGCTCGTTCACGCCTCGCGCAGGGAACCCATCATCATGTTGCCCGCGCGCGCGAAGTCCAAGATCGATGTGAAGTCCTACAGCAAGACGCGCGCGGCCGAGCGCCGCGCGTCGACGTCCAGCAAGAACGTGTCCAGGATCCACCAGCTCCTCACGGAGCTGTCGGCCCTGGTCTCGCAAATCGAGGACAGAGGAGACTGACATGACCGACACGACCAAGTCGTGCATCTGCCACGAGCACCGCATCGAGTGCGACTGCTGGCGCGAGACCACCACGACGCCCGCGCTGTCCTGGCGCGGCGTGCGCAGGGCGCTGACCGACGCGGCGCTGTTCGCCACCATGCTGGCCATCACGCTGGCGGGCGTGGCCGCCCTGCTGCTCGTCGGACAGGATCCCGCGGGCTGGTAACCACGCACCGCCGCGTTCACCGCCCGCCAGCCCGCCAGCTCCTCGCCCGGTACCAGCCCGCCCGCCGGACGCTCCGGCTCCCCGACGGAGCGCTCAGGGGCGTCCGGCAGTCAGCACGCCGCGCACCGCAGGCCAGTCCCAGGGCTCCCGGCCACCAGCCCACCGCCGCCAGCTCTCGCCCCGCGACTCCGACGGCAGCGCCGCCAGCCCGCCGCGCAGCACCACCCGCGCCAGCCCCCCGCTCACCATCCACAGCTCGTCCACGGAATCGCCGAGGCGGGGGCCTCCGCCGTGACGGCGACGACACGCGATCCAGGCGCGTCCGCCGTGACGCTCGTGGGTCTCGAGCCAAGTGACCTGCTCCGCGGTCAGGCTGGAGATCTTGTTCGCGTCGGTCTGCTTGAACTCGACCCAGCCCTCGACGCCGCCGCGCGCGATGTAGTGCGAGTCCGGGACGCCGGGGCTGGCGGCTCCGCACTCGATCGTGGTCCAGCGCAGTTCGCGCAGATGCTGGCGGAACATGGACCGGAGTCCTCCGTCTATTCTACCCATCTCAGCCCGCCTTCTATTCTTCTCATCGTGATCTTCATGTCACGGTGCAGCGTCGCCGACTTCTCGCTCTCGGAGCGAACGGGCTCTCTGGTCAGGATATCTCCGGGGATCTGCATCCGGCTGATCTCGTACATTATCCACTTGAAGTCCTCGTGAACGATGCACCGACAGTTGATGTGCGCGGGCGGCAGATCCCAGAGCACCGGAGGCGGATCCGCGATCACCGGGACGGATCGCACGACGCGCGGGGCGGACACCAGCGCGGACGAGGCCAGCAGCCCAGCGAGAAATCCTCTTCTGGTCGTACGGGCAGACATCAGTGCTTCTCGCATGTTCGGACGACGTATTTGGATTCGAATACCGGGTCGGCGTACAGAGATTTTGCGAGGCGCTGAACCTGCTCGCATTCTTCTCTAGACGAGAGCGGATCACCCTTGATCGGTTGCCCGGTGCAGAAAAACCAATGAGTGCAGATGATGACTGGAACCCACATGTCTCGTGCTCTTTTCTTTTGGGGAAAGATCGTTTCGCTCACTTCCACAGTGTCTCATTCGGCGGCCTCCGCGACGTCGATCTGGCACTCGGGCCTGGACCGCCTCGGATGATGAAGATCCAGGAGCTCGGCGAGTCTGCGAGACAGACGCGCGTGCTCGTCCAAGTCGCCGGCCCGAAACGCCGCCACGAGCTGATCGCGCGTCGAGGCAACATCGGCGTGGACGGGGATGCTGGGGTCCCGGCCTCCCTTCCTCGTTCTGACCAGCCCGATCCGCGACTGGACTCTCCTCGCCTGGATTTCTGCCGCGGTGCTCGGGTCCCGGTTCATGTAGCGCTTCACGGTCAGTGGCGAAAGCCTAACCAGCTCCGCCGCTCGGACGAACGTCTCGCCGGAGCGCACCAGCGCGCGCGCCTCGCGTATCGCCACGAAGTACGACTTCTCGTCGTGACGACTGGTCCCCCTTCTGGCCATTCTCAGTCCCCCATCGGTGTTTCAAGAGTGACGATAACGTGTCCGCGCGGGCACACGCGCTCTCGGCGCGTGATCTGTTTGCCCGCGCTCGACGTGCGAGTGACACGCGTGGGTCGGCCACACTTTCCGCATCGGATCGCCATCGTGCCCCGCACGCGCGGTGCACGCTTCTTCGGTCTGGTCTTCTTCCTAGCTGAGATCGTCAAGATCCCCCTCCCCATATCGCGCGCGAATTTCGTCGTTGATCTCGCGCGCCAGCTTACCAGCAATTGTCTCGCGCGACTTCATCGCAGTCCTTCTCCGATCGACGACGACCAGCACGACGATCAAGTTGACCCACGCCGCGACGATCGCGACGACGACCCAGAAGAAGATGCTCATCTCGTGATCTCCTCGACGGTGATCCGGTAGGTGCCCGGCCTAAGATCGAGGGACTGGACGACGCGTCCACCGACGCGATACTGGAGCTCCGCGTCCGCCGGGACGCTTCGGGTGATCTGGAGCAGCGGGGCTCGCGCCGACATCGTGGCCATCGCCGTTCCCGTCAGAATCAGGATCACGCCGACCACCGCGATAATCAAATTTCTCTCGAACACCTTCACCATTTCTCTTCTCCCTACAGTTGCGGCACTCGTGCCGATTGCCGGGCAGCACGCGCCACCCGAAGAACGTGCAGACAACGCGAGTCGCGTTGTCCACGCGAAGCGACAGATCGATGACGTTCTCATCGCATCCGTCAGTGTCGCAGATCGCGTAGTTTCTGCCGTGCGCGTTCGGGAGAATGCTCACGGCAGCGCCAGTGCGACGAGGGCGACAATCCCGAGCACCGTCGGAGCGACGACGAGTCCGTCGGCGAACATGGCCACGCACACCAGAGCCATTCCGGCTACGATCAACACTCTCATTCTACTTCTCCCCTGACGATGTTCTGCTCGGCGAGTCCGGCCGCCGCACACCAGCCGCGGAACGCGGCCACGACTCGCTCCAGTCCGTCGTGCGGCGAGTCGCAGTGCCCGGACGGAAGTCCGCGAAGCGCCTCGCTTCTCATGGCGAGACGCCACATGAAGGCGTGAGAACTGGACCTCGGACACGTCTCGACGTACCCGACGACCACGGAGCCGCTGAACACGGCTCCGTTTCTCCTGAGCGACAGCTCCGGCATCACTTCCTCCCCTCGGGAAATTCCCAGCGATCACAGACGTTGACGGCTCTGGTGACGGGGATCATTCCCGCGTTGACCATCACCGAACACCCGCTGCCGCACGACGCGAGCGTGTAGACAGGGATCGTGACCGTCTGCAACTCCGTGTGTGACGACAGACACTCCCCGTGTTCCACGCATCCGGCGAGCGCGACGACGGGGAGCAGGGCGAGCATCTTTCTCACGCCGCTCTCCCCTCGACGACTATCCAGCCCTCGCGCAGAGCGCGTCGTACGTCTCGGCGAGTGGCGCCGCGCGCCCTGCACGCCTCGATCGTCGCTCCGTCCCGGAACGCGGCCGCGAAGCGGTCGTGGGCGTCGGTGTTCGGTCGGCGCGGATTGTCCACCACCAGACGGATTCGCGGAACGACCACTCGGGGCACGCCGTTGACGGGCCAGCGCAGATACTGACTGGGACAGCGCAGCACAGGCCGACCGACCACGCGCGCGACGAGATCGAGAGCCGGACGCGTGCCCACGCGCAGGAGCGCGAGGACGAGGTCGGCCTGACCGAGGCCACGCTCCGACAGAGCGTAGATCATGGGACGGCGCGACAGGCGCAGGGCGCGTCGCACCAGGAAGGACACGACTCGATCAGCGTCGACCGACGCGACGGCCGTGAAGTATCTGGGCAGGATCATGTGGATTCTCTCCGTGCGAGTATCTTCTGGACTTCCCCAAACCTGCGGTTCGCCGGGACGACTTAGTGAGCCAAACCTGGAACAGGGAACTGCGGGTCCGGCGCAGTCGTGGGGCTCAACCGCGCCGCAGTGTTGCGCCGCCTGCACTCGAACGCAAGCAGAATTTGGCTGCTACTGGTAGCACGAGAAGGGAATTTGATTCCGAGTTGGGGTCCAGTTAGCTCCCCGCTGGAGTGGCGGCATTATTGGTTTTTGGAAATGGGATTATCAGTTTTGGGACGGGATTATTCTGTTTTGGATCCGAACAGCTCAGGTTTGGAACAAATTTGCTCAGGTTTGGATCCCGAAAGGGTCGGCGTGGGAGCGATTGTACACAACCAGAGGTGAGCGGGATTGGAGTTTTGGAGCTGGTTCAGGAGCGATTATCAATAAGTTCGAGGGCATCGGGGGGTGCTAACCCCTTGTAGCGTAAGCGTGATATCGGTTTATTGGAAAATTTGCTCGCGCGCGTGGTCACCTTCTGTCCTCACGTACGCGCGCGTAGGAAAATCTGATAAACCAATAATCGGGCTGGCGGGGATTGCCACGGGTGGGCGGGCGTGCTACTGGCATTGCCCCATGGCGAAGCGAATACGCAGGAACTGGACGGTTCTGGTCACCGGGCACAAGCTCGAGGGGACGGCGCGTCGGTCGGTTCTGGAGATCTCCGGAGTCGAGTGTCCGTATCTGTACTATCGGGCTGCACCGAATCGTTCTGGTGAAAGGCTCGCGCTTCCGCTTCTCGAGGGATATCTGCTCGTCAGGTCGTCCGCAGAACTTCTCCCACAGATTCGATCGTGCAAGGGCGTCGCGTCCATTCTGGGCTCGGCGCAGAACCACGAGGTGGATCACCTTCTGTGTCTGGTTCAGTCGGACGGCTACGTTCATCTGGCCAGCGAGGATCCCCCCGCCTTCTCTCTCGGCGACGCCGTTCGGGCAACCGGAAGCGCGTTCTCCTCGCAGCTCGGCGAGTACGTCGGGGACGAGGTCGGGTCGTCGCGTCGGGGGAACGTTCTGTACCGACTGATGAAGCGTGAGATCGTAGTCGCCATGGACCGATATCAACTTCGGTTCGAAGGTCGTTGGTCCGGAGAGCACTGAGCTCCGGGTCGCCAGAGCTGGCAGGAAGATCGCGTTCGGGACATCCGAAGTGCGGAGCCTGCCAAAATTCCAAGTAATCAACAGGGATTCCAATCGCATATGGCAGCGAGAGTACGAGATCGTCAGGTCAGCGCTCGCACGGTGGCCGTTCGAGCCAAGCCCAGATTCATAACGATCGCGCTGATCAAGCATCTGCTCGAAGAGATCGTCGATCCGCGAGACGACTCGGTTCGTGGCAGAACAGAATCGAAGAAAGCGCGTCTTCAGCGCAAGCGAGTCGACTTCGTCGTAGACACGCTCTGCACGCTCGCCATGAACGGCGACACGACAGCAATCAAGATGATCATGGATCGGGTCGAGGGCCTCGCGATCCAGACGGTTCAGTTCCGTCCGCAGGACCTCGAAGACTCGGCGCAGACACCGGAGGAAGCGGCGCGCATCACTGCGGTCCATGCCAAGATCAAGGACCTCCCGCAGGATGACCTCAGAGCCCTCTACCACGCGACAATCGCTTCTGCGACGATTACGGAAGGCTCTCGAACTCAGGGATCTGCCTGACGACGCCTCACCGGAGGCGCACGAGCGTCTCCGACTTCTGAGGGCGATCGAGCTAGAGCTCTGTCGCAGGGACGAAGTCTACTGGTTCAATCAGTGGGTCTGGACGTACAATCCGAAGCTCGTCGGAAAGGTCGATTCCGACGGAACCAAGATGGACGGCTGGCTCCCGATGGATCTGTTCCCCAAGCAGGAGGAACTGGTCCGGTGGATCCGGGAGCGAAGCGAGCGCAACGAGGACGGACACTGCGCGAAGTCCCGCGATATCGGGTTCACGTGGGTGTGCGGCGGGTACGCGCTTCATCATTGGCTGTACGTGCCGGGATACAAGGCGAACTTCGGCAGTCGCAAGTCCGAGTACGTCGATCGTCTGGGGGATCCGGACTCGATCTTCGAGAAAATACGAATGATGAAGCGGCGGCTCCCGCACTGGATGCAGCCGAGTTCTTACAGGGACAACTCCTCGCTCCTCATCAACGAGGACATGGACAGCACCATCCGCGGCGAGTCCGGAGACGACATGGGTCGCGGTGGTCGTTCGAGGGACTATTTCTTCGACGAGTTCGCGTTCGTCGAGCGCGCGGACAGCGTGGACGCCGCGTCCACGGCGAACTCCGACTGTCGCATCTTCGGATCGACGGTCAACGGCATGAACAACCTGTTCTACAGGATGCAGGCCGACGACCGGCTCAAGGAGAACCAGAAGTTCAGGTTCCACTGGAGCGACGATCCGCGCAAGGCGAACGGCACTGTCCGGGACGAGGACACCGGAGAAGTGGTGTCCTGGGAGAAAGCCACTCGCCGGAAGATGGAGCCCTGGAAGTTCGCTTCCGAGTACGACATCGACTACGCGGCGTCCGTCGAGGGCATCTGCATTCCTGGCCACTGGGTCGAGGCGGCCAAGAAGCTCAGGCTTCACGTGCACTACACGCCGCCCGTGCGCGGCGTGGTCGGCGCGGACGTCGGCGGCGGAGGCGAGGGCAAGTCGGTCGCCATCGCCAGATACGGCGCGCTCGTCATGCCGCCGCGGAACTGGGGACACGGCGACACGATCCAGACCGCGACGGACATCATCGACTACGCGAAGGCGCAGCGATTCGAGCGGGAAGATGGCTTTGTCTGCGAGATAAAGGTCATCAACTACGACAACGTCGGTGTCGGCAAGGGAACGCAGGACGCGTTCAAGCGCAAGACCCTGAACGGTGTCGCGATCAATGGCGTGAACGTCGGTCAGAGACCGACGGAGACGAAGTGGCCGGACGGCGAAACCAGCGAAGAGAAGTTTGCCAATCTGAAGGCCGAGCTCTGGAAGAAGATCGCAGAGCGCTTCCGCAAGTCCTGGCAGAAGATGATCTGGATCGACGGTGATCGCGACAACCCGGAGGCCAACGACTGGCCGATCGAGGAATGTATCATACTTCCGTCGGAGAAGGGATGTCCGGCGGTCACGACGCTCTGTGCTCAGCTATCCACCGTCAAGGTGGAGACCAACGAGGTCGGCAAGGCGATCATGCAGAGCAAGAAGGACATGAAGAAGAATGGCATCGCCTCGCCAGACCACGCGGACGCCCTGGTGCTGACCGAGGCTCCGGCGGGAGTAGTCGAGCGGTGGATCGCCACTCTAGGACAGAGAGGAAGTTAATGAAACAGTTCACGTTCAAGGCGGACATCACCGAAGAGGATGTCAACTATCTCGAGAACAGCGCGAGCATCCGGCGGACGAGTGTCTCGAAGATCGTTCGCAGAATCGTCGAGACCGTGATCCGAGATCGGTTGATCCTCAGCGTGCTCGACGACGAGAGCAAGCCGTCTCCCGGAAAGACCTACGTGAAGGCCGGGCGGATCATGGCCGGGACTCTGTCGACCGCGGTGACTATCGGTCGCAGCTCGTACCGAACTCCGTCCAAGGCCGAGCTCCAGGCTCAGCTCGCCGAGGCGGCTCGCAACACGGCCGCGATGCAGAGCGGGGAATAGCGCGTGGCGCGCATCACCAAGAAGACCCAGGCTCGTGTCGCCCGCGAGCAGAAAGCGTTCTTGCGACCCCCCGCCTCTTCGGGCGGGAAGACGCGCGACAGCTACCAGAACTTCGGGCTCAATCTGGGCATGGGGACGAACAACGCGCTCGCCGGGAGCACGTACGGATTCAACCCCATCACGCGCAACCGCCAGCTTCTCGAGTGGATCCATCGTGGATCGTGGCTCGGGGGCATGGTCGTCGATCTGGTCGCGGACGACATGGTGCGCGCGGGCATCGACATCACGTGCGACGCAGATCCGAAGGACATCGAGGGCGTCCAGAACGATCTTCAGCGAATGGGCGCCTGGGACGGCGTGCGCGACACGGTCGCCTGGAGCCGACTGTACGGCGGCTCGATCGGCGTGATCATGATCGACGGGCAGGACTACTCCACGCCGCTCGACCCGGATCGAATCGGCAAGGGTCAGTTCCGCGGGGTCTACGCCATCGATCGCTGGATGGTTGACCCGAGTCTCAACGATCTTGTCGCAGAGGCCGGACCCTACTTCGGCATGCCGAAGTTCTATCGGGTGACGTCCGACGTCCCCGGACTCCGCATGAAGCAGATTCACTACACACGAATCATCAGATTCGACGGCGTTCGTCTTCCGTACTGGCAGCGAGTGTCCGAGAATCTGTGGGGCATCTCGGTGATCGAGAGACTCTACGACCGGATGGTGGCGTTCGACAGCGCGACGCAGGGCGCGAGTCAGCTCGCCTACAAGAGTTTCATCCGGACAGTCAAGATCGAGGGACTTCGCGAGCTGATCGCGGCTGGCGGCGACGCACTGAACGCGCTTGTCGCGTCGATCGAGTTCATGCGCCAGTTCCAGGGGATCGAGGGCGTCACGCTTCTCGATGGGAAAGACGAGTTCATCCCGAACACGGGCGGGAACATGACCGGGATGTCCGAGATCATCCTTCAGCTCGGTCAGCAGATCTCGGGTGCCACGCAGATTCCTCTCGTTCGTCTGTTCGGGCAGAGTCCGGCCGGGCTCAACTCCACGGGAGAGAGCGATCTGCGCACGTACTACGATGGCATCGCGCAGCAGCAGACGAGATACCTGCTCATGCCGATGACCGTCATGGTCCGGGCCGCCGCGCTGTCCGGCGGATGGAAGATCCCGGACGACTATCAGGTTGTGTTCCGTCCGCTCTGGCAGTTGTCCGAGGAGCAGAAGTCCGAGGTCGCCAACCGCGACACCACGACGATCTCCCAGGCCGAGGAGCGTGGTCTGATCAGTCAGCAGACCGCGATGAAGGAGTTGAAGCAGCAGTCCAAGGTGACCGGCCGCTTCACCAACATCACGGACGAGGAGATCGAGGAGGCGAGCGAGGACCTTCCGCCGAGAGGCGAGGAGGCCATCGCTCAGGAGACCGACGCGATGAAGGATCGCGCAGAGACGATCGGCAACAAGGCCGACGACGAGAGCCGAAACGATCCGAAGGACATGACATCGCGAGACAGCGAGTACAGGAAACGAATTCGTTTCTATCGCGCCAAGTGGGGGGCGCAGCACATTCCGGTGCGCGACGCCCTGCCCGTGTCAGAGGTCTGCGGACTTCCGATTGCAATCGAGACGGTGCGCGGCAGCATCCGTCGGGGCGTCGGAGAGAATGGACCGTGGGAGTCGGTCATGCCCGCGGACTACGGATACATTCGCAGGGCGCCGTCCGCCGAGGGACCGACCGAGTGGCTGGACTGCTTCGTTGGTCCCGTGCGATCGGTCGACTGCCCGGTTCACGTGATCGATGGATACACTCCGCTTGGCGAGTTCGACGAACACAAGGTGATGCTGGGCTTCGAGTCTGCGCAGGACGCGCTCACCTGTTATCACTCGGCCTACAACGATGGCAGGCGGGCGGGCGCAGTCACGACCATGTCGTCGCCGGAGCTTCAGGCGTGGTACCAGACCGGCGACGTGAATCTCCCGCTCGGTGAGAAGAATCTCAGGCTTCACGCCAATGGAGCATAGATGTGAGACGATTTGACAGATGTCTGCTTCGTGCGATGCAGTCGCTCGGGACAGTTCTCCTGATCTGCGCTCTGCTCGCCGCGATCGCAACGATGGCGCGAGCCCGCGACGTGGACGGCAGATACGCGGGCTCCCCGCTGCACGGTTGGTTCGAATCGCTCCAGTCCAAGTCCAAGTCGCCGTGCTGTTCGGATGCGGACGGACAGGCTCTCGAAGATCCAGACTGGAAAACGATCGGCGACCACTACGCAGTTCGTGTCGACGGGAAATGGATGGACGTTCCGCCGGACACGGTGGTTCCTCCGCCGAATCTAGCCGGACGCGCGTACGTGTGGCCGGTCCGTGACCACAGGGGATTCGTCTGGATCCGCTGCTTCATGCCGGGACCGGAGGGTTAGATGCCGCTTCAGTCCGGGTCGTCGCGGGCCGTCATCTCGCACAACATTAAGAAAGAGATCGAGGCGGGCAAGCCGCAGAAGCAGGCGATCGCCATCGCGCTGAGCAGGGCGAGAGGCGACGCGGAGACTCGCGGCAACGCGAACTCCGGCATTCTTCATCTGGGAAAATCTGGTCCTGGTAGCCAACCGGTCTGTGGTCGTCGCGACGCGTACATCACGCTGGGACGCGCAGAGTTCGACAGGACTCTCGGACGCAAGTGCAAGGCGTGCGAGAACTACGTGGAGCGCAGAGTAGCGGAGAAACCTGTCGCTGCGAAGCCTGCACCTGCACCGAAGACTCAGGAGCTTCCGCCGTGGGGCACCAAGGCAGCGCGCGACATGACTCAGGCAGAGATCAGGTCGTGGCTCACCAAGAATCCGCGCAAGAAATGGCGCGAGATTCTCGAGATGGTTCTCTCTATGAAGGTCATGAGAAACGAGGACAGCTACTTCCACGTCTATGAGAAGGACGGGAAGTTCTACTGCGACATCGGTGGCAGCGTCCACGGCCCGTACCAGACTCGCGCGGAGGCGATCATGAAGAAGATGACTGGCGACAAGTTCTCGAGCATCTTTCGCGATCACCTGATCAACCAGGGCTCCGTGCTGGCCGTCGATCCGGCTGACATCGAGGAGCACGCCGCGATGCACAAGCTGATGGGTGATAGTCTCGGCTCCATCTTCCGAGACACGATCATGAAGGAAGAGATTTGCGACAATCTCTCCGATCTGATCGAACGCACGCGCGGCGGCATCCGCGAGCAGACGGGTGACGCGTGGAACGAAGTGAAACGCGACGGACGATACAGACTTCTTGAAGGTACTGGACCAAATGGTGGAGACTGGCGCGTCCTTGGCCCACGCGGCTTTGACGCCACGTTCAGCAAGCGCGCGATAGCCGAACAACAGATGGAACGAGAAGCGGACCGTCGCCCGTGAACCCGCATCGCGGTTTCGTCGGCTTCCAGACGTTCGGCCAGGGCTACGATCCCGTCGTCGGTGCGCAGCGCACGGGCGACCGGAAGCGAGTCCGCGAGACACCGAAGCAGCGAGCCGCGTTCAACAGCGCCAAGAAGTCCGAGGCGAAGTACGCGCGCCAGCTCAAGCAGGTTGCGAAGCAGGTCGGCGACATCATCGCTGGGCTCACGCCGAAGGGCGGAGTCCCAGATCCGGCCGTCGTGGAGCGGGCCATGCGCGCCTACTCGGATCTCCTGCGTCCGTGGGCGAAGGCCGTGGGCGCGCGCATGCTGGCCGACGTCTCGAGGCGCGACATGGCCGTGTGGAAGGCGATGTCCGGCGAGATGGGCGCGGGCATGAAGTTCGAGATCGCTTCTGCTCCGACTGGAGAGGCTCTGCGTCGTCTGCTCGACGAGCAGGTCACGCTCATCACTTCGATACCGACGAGGGCGGCGGAGCGCGTGCACAAGCTCGTTCTGGAGGCGAAGTCCGGTGGGCGACGCTACTCGGAGATCGCGGCGGAGATCCAGCGCAGTGGGCACGTCACCAAGTCGCGCGCCGTGCTGATTGCGAGAACCGAGACTGCTCGCGCCGCGAGCGGTCTCGTCCAGGCGCGAGCTACATACATCGGCTCGGAGGGATACATATGGCGCACGGCGGAGGACGGCGACGTGCGCAAGTCACACAAGAAACTGTCCGGCAAGTTCATCCGGTGGGACAAGCCACCGGTCACCGACGGCATGTCCGGTCACGCGGGACAACTGCCGAACTGTCGTTGCTACCCCGAACCGGTTCTGCCGGATCACATCCAGTAGGAGATACGAACTATGAAGCTTCACAAGACCGCTCTGATCGCGCTGGTCACGACCGCCCTGGTCTCGGCGAGCGTCGTGCCCCCCGCCCTCGCGCAGACTCCGTCGTACGGCTCGCCGGTTCTTCAGCGTCCGACGTTCTCGGCGGGTGCCACCTTCACCTTCCCGCAGACCGGAGCTGGTGACGCTGCGTGTCTGGTCGGATCGGCGACCAAGACCATCCGCATCACCAAGATTCGTCTGTCGGGCACCGACGCCACGGCGCAGTCGGCAGTGATGAATCTGGTCAAGCGCACGACCGCGAATTCCGGGGGCACCTCGACTCAGCCGTCGATCGGCTCGTTCGACAGCACGCTGAACAATGGCGGCGCGACTGCCGTCATGAACGCCTACACGGTGGTTCCGACTCCTGGAACGGGCGTCACCATCGGGTCGGACGTGATCAATCTCCTGGCGACCACGACCGCGACCACGGTCTACGAGCGCGCGTTCAATCCTCAGAATCAGCTGAATCAGCAGTTGACTCTGCGTGGCGTGGCGCAGTCGGCGTGCCTGAACTTCCCGAACGCGCTGAGCACTGCGGCCGCCTCGCTCAGCGCCACGTTCGAGTGGACGGAGCAGTAGTCGTGTTCCGCCGCTTTCCCGTCTCGACAGTCCTGGGGATTGGTCTTCTGTTCGGATTCGCGTCGCTCTCGCTCGCGGCAGTTACTCCGCTGCGAGTTCTTGGCGGCAACGCGTATCGCAACCTGACCACGGCTGCGACATCCGTGCTCAAGAGCTCTCAGGGTGTTCTTCACAGCGTGTGCGTCAACAATCCGTCGGGCTCGGACACCGTCACAATCTACGACAACACGGCAGCTTCCGGCACCAAGATCGCCACGCTCGCGCTCACCACGTCGTCCCCAACGGGGTGCTACGTGTACGACGCGACGTTCAACACTGGACTGACCGTCGTGAAGAGCGGCACCAATGACATCACGGTGAATTACCAATGATCAACAGTGGCTCTCAGATGCACTTCTACACCACGGAGAAGATCTCTGGTCGCAGGAGCCGCACGCCGGAGGGCTTCCTGCTGATCGAGGGCGTGCCGCTCGCGCGCACGGGCACTATGCTGTACGGGCCGGACGAGACACCGATTCCGGGCGGCCCGGACGGCCTCGTCTACATCGAGCGTCGACCGGAGGAGGTGTTCCGGCCGGCGACCGTGGCGTCGGCCAACGGCAAGGACATCTGCAACGACCACCCACCTGAGGACGTGGCTCCTGCGAACTGGCGAGAACTGTCCCATGGTATGATCCTTTATCCTCGTCGTGGAACCGGCATTGAGGATGACTTCTTACTCGGTGACATCATGATCAAGAGCCGGGAGGGGATCGAGCTCGTCGAGAGCGGTAAGGTCGAACTGTCCATGGGGTACGACGCCGGATACGTCCAGACGGCGCCGGGACGTGGCTACCAGAAGGACATCATCTACAATCACGTTGCGCTGGTCGACAAGGGTCGCTGCGGGCCGCGCTGTTCCATCGGTGACCATGTCTACATTCAGGAGAAGCCCATGACGACTTCAGCGGCGCGAGTTGCCGACAAGAAGCCTGCGAAGGGCGTTCTCGCGCGGGCGAGGGATCGTCTGCTCGGGGCTGTTCGCGCAGGCAAGACCATCGACGAAGAGATGCTCGAAGAGACTCTCGGCGATGACGAGAGCGAGGAAGTCGCGGAGGGGCGGCGGGAGCCGACCTTCGTGATCCACAATCACCACGGATCAGGAGACACCGAAGTGGCGAAAGAAGACGAGGACAAGAAGACCGAGGACAAGATCCGCAAGATGATCGCCGATGCGATGGGTCCGGTGCTCGACGCCCTGGACGCGCGCCTCGCCAAGCTCGGCCGCGACAAGGAGAAGGAGGAAACCGAGGACAACGAGAAGGAGGAGACCGAGGACAACGAGAAGATTCTCGGAGCTCTCGAGTTCGAGGCACCTCCCGGCACCAATGATCGTGCTCGCAAGGCGCGCGATTCGGCATTCCTCGTGGACAGCTTCCAGCAGACCATTGCTCTCGCCGAGGTGCTCGCCCCCGGTATCCGCATCCCCACCTTCGACCGCGCTGCGGCTCCGACCAAGTCGCTGGATACCATCTGCAACCTGCGGCGCACGGCGCTCGATCACGCCTATGCGCACGACATCCAGGTTCGTCAGTTGGTCGACGCTCTCGCCCCCGGCGGAGTCTTCAAGACCATGGACTGTGCTGCTCTGAGGCCCGTGTTCATCGGCGCCGCCGAGCTGAAGAAGACGATCAACAATGCCTCCGGCCACGGCCGGACGACGGACTTCAATCCCTCGACTTCGGCCTCGGTCGGCGGCTCGAAGCTCACGCTCGCGGACATCAACAAGCGCAATCGCGAGCACTACGCCAGCAAGCGCTGATCGGTCAAGGAAGGAGAACAACCACAATGACCAAGAAGATCTTCATGCCGTCGATCCTTCGCCGGGCACTGCTCGGAGAGAAGGACATGGGTCGGGCTCGTGTCGGAGACGCCGCGTTCACCTACCGCATGAGCGCCGGATTCCAGGGCGATGTCAATCGAACGCATCCGTTCTCGGTCGAACCCGCCAAGATCAATGTCGCCACTCCGCCGCTCGGCTACGGCTTCGCCGTTCTCGTGGACACCGCGACCAACAGCGTGCGACAGCTCGCTGCCGGCGACGCGGGGGGCACCTACATCTACGGCGTCACTGCTCGTCCCTATCCGACGCAGCAGCAGTCCGGGGGCATGAGCAGCCCGTTCGGTGCACAGACGCCTCCGGTGACCGGAGTCATTGACGTGCTGCGCTACGGCTACATTCTGGTTCCGATCGTCGGCGCCGTGACCAAGGGCGGGCTGGTCTACGTCTGGGCTGCGGCCTCCGGTGGTGGTCACGTCCAGGGTGGTTTCGAGGCCGCCGCGTCCGGCGGCAACACGATCGCTCTTCCCATCACTCTGGCCGAGTTCAACGGTCCCGCCGATTCCACCGGAATCGGTGAGGTCCTCCTGAAGAACTGAGCCGGGAACAATTAAGGAGAATAGAAGACCATGGACACCGCAATCTTTCTCGGTCGTCGTCGGACGGTTGATAACTTCATGACGTACGACTCCGTGGGTCGCACCCACGACACGATGGGCAACGCGCTCGGTCGCCCGTTCGAGCACTCCTACCGCACCCACGACGGCCGCACGTGCGACAGCACGGGCGCCTTCCTGGTCGGCGAGCTGGAGCGTCTCGACCAGACGCTTCACGAGCCGCTGGCCGCCGTCACCTGGGGACGGGACATCGATCTCCGCGAGGACGTCACCATCGCGGACGAGGTGAGCTCGTTCACTCTGTCGACCTTCGGCTCTGCCGGCTCGCTCGGCACGGGCAACGGCATCGGCAACGGCAAGGCGTGGATCGGCAAGGTCACCGACCAGATCGGTGGCGTCGGTCTGGACATCGCCAAGATCCCGAACCCGCTGACGCTCTGGGGCATGGAGCTCAAGTACACCATCCCCGAGCTGGAGTCGGCTGCGAAGCTCGGTCGTCCCATCGACCAGCAGAAATACGCCGGTCTCCAGCTCAAGCACCAGATGGACACCGACGAACAGGTGTACATCGGTGACACCAGTCTCGGCCTGGGTGGACTGGTGAACAACAGCGCCGTGACCAACGTCGGTCCGGTGGCGAACGGCGCGGGCGGTTCGCCGCTCTGGACCCAGAAGACTCCGGCGGAGATTCTGCAGGACGTCAACGAGATCCTGGTGTCGACCTGGACCACGTCGGCGTACGCCGTCATCCCGACGAAATTGCTGCTGCCTCCGCAGCAGTTCGGTTATATCAGCACTCAGCTCGTGTCTGCTGCCGGTACGACCTCGATTCTGAAGTACATCATGGAGAACAACCTGATGACCACTTCGGGCAAGGGCACGATCGACATCTATCCGTGCAAGTGGCTGGTGGGCGCTGGAGCCGGTGGCACCATCGGCACGGAGGGCGCGTTCGACCGCATGGTGGCGTACACGAAGGAGTACGATCGGGTTCGCTTCCCGATGACGCTCCTGCAGCGCACGCCGCTCCAGTACCAGTCGATCTATCACCAGACGACCTACTTCTGCCGGCTCGGCGTGATCGAGGTCGTGTACCCGGAGACCATCGCCTACCGCGACGGCCTCTGATCTAGAAGGGAAAACACTCCGTGGCAAAGAATCCTACCCGAAAAGGTGGCGCCGACGGCGCCACCTCCACCGAAAAGGAGATTGACATGGCCAAGAAGGAGGAGAAGACGTCCGGTCCTGCAGTTCCGAAGTCTGCGACCGATCCGGCAGTCGTCCAGGCCAGGATCGACGAACAGGCGGAGGCTCGTCGTCAAGCCGACACGGATGCTCAACTCGCGTTCATCGCCAAGTTGAAGAAGGAACAGGAAGAGGCGCTCAAGCTTCGTCCTCTTCCACCGATTACTCAGT